TATAGCTAACTTAGCATTCGCTGGACCCACTGTGGGCACTAGGGGTTGATCGAATAACGGACATTCTTCGCAGTTAGCTAACGGGTGCTTACGTTTGATATCAAGAAAAGTGTTCATGCCACATCAGCAAATATAATCCATCATCTTGTTGGGTGCGGAGTCGATTTGTGAATTCCATTCGTCAAATGCCTTATAGATAACGAATGAACCGTTACTCGTTTGATAGACATAGCCAGGTCGAATTACCACCGGAATTAGTCGCACACAAGTCTTGTCGATCTTGTTTAGATTGCTGGATTCTACTGCACTCATGCGGACATTGAGGTTTGTAATCTGACGCTTCAATGCAGGTACACGAGGATCTAGTGCCGAACCTGTTGCGAATGCTGTAGGTACTAGGATAAGAACTACGACCGCAGTTGTAATAAGTGTTTTCATTTTCTCTCCTGTTAGTGCTTTCTGATTTTACCCTGGGGAATAGCCATATTGGGAATTACTACACCAGCAGCTTTTAGTTTCATTTCGCGTATCTGAGGCTCAACTGTTTCTCGTGCGCTGATTATATGCTCTAGGAAGATACGCTTAAAGTACAGTACCCATTCATGTTCATCCTCAATGACACCTTTATCTATGAGAAACTGAGTCAAACACTTAATCCACATATTATTCTGCACAGGATTAAACTCAATGACTTGGTTAGGCTCAACACCTAGCTGATCCCATTTATTAAGTTCCTCTTCCCACAATACGTTGAGTTCTTCTAGAGTCTTATCCTCAAACATAATGTCCTCTGTACCAACGATAAAGAGTTGCGATTGTCTGAATCAACTCATCAGGAATATCGTGTCCTTCTTTTTCCATTAGTCTAGTTCGACAAGCCCATCTAAGATCATTGAATTCGTCGGTTACAACTTCCATCCAACGATCAGTAGGTAGATAATCTTGCACTCCCCATGATTCATCCTGTCTTGCAACTTCTGCTAGTATCTGTTCGTTGATCGTCATAGAATTTTGTATTAGGCCTTCCTGAATAGTAGGTTCCCATATAATCTACGGGTGTTCCATGATAGTGCTGATTAAAGGCGTCGATCAATTCATTAAGCTTATCATAAATATGTACCATGTACATAGGATAAGTTGTACGTTCTTGTTCAGTCAAACTCAGAGGTTCGATCTCTCTTACCTCGGCCAATACTTTGCACCTCCCTTTTTGATACGTCGGATTTCACCACGATCAATCAGAGTTTCTATTACCATATCCATTTCACGCTTTGGTAGTTTGGCGTTACGCATGAGTACCGAATGCAGGATACCTGGGTGTGCTTCAATCTGTTGACGGATACGATCTATCATTCTCGATTGAGTAGTCTTGCCGACATTGTTAATCATATCTATCGAATAGGCACCCCATCGGTTTATGTAATATGCGGAGTTGTCAACATCAGTCAATTCCACAGTGAAGGTATCCGATGTCGGTTCCTGTCTAGCTGCTGCTAGGAGCATTGACATCTTAAGCATACTACGACTTAGACGTTCATAGGTAGGAAGCGCAAAATTTGCAACACTACTATTGTAAGCAGTTTGAGTGAATGCTGTTTCGATATCCTGATACCGAGTCCATGCATCATCTGTAAGTTCTGCATTCATGGTAGCACTACGATGTATCGTTTGTCCTGCGACCTTCATAGGTCGAAGTGCAGTATAGACATCGTAGATTTCAGTCACAGCATCCCATACAACTTTCTTCTTATTCAGGTTCTCAGTTCCATATCTACTGGTGGGCCTGATACGTGCCATATCAGTTTCCCCGGACACGACAAGAAAACGAGGTAAAAATCCAGAGAGTATATTGTCTGGATTGAGTTTTGAATAGACCTCGTCCCGTATCCCGCCACCATAAAAAATGAAGATCGGTCTTTCCACAACAATAGTATCTTTTTTGAGCAAGCGTCTAAAGATTCTCGGTACGTCGTATAGATGAGTGAAAACCTCCGTCATCCCTGCTAAGTAGTCTTTCTTGTTTATCGCATCGAAAAATCCTGATACCTCGTCCCGGTAGAACATAGATGCCTCACCAGGACGTAGCGACAGACCTTGCAGAATACCCTCTACAGACCCCTCAGAAGCTATCTCTGCCGTGTCGTCGATATGGGCTATGAGATTCCTTGCGAGAGTCATAGCCGTTGTCTTACGGGTTAGTGTTGACTCCCCTAGAATGAGCGCCCAAATATTGGGTACGACTGTGCCGTAGGAGACTTCCAACTGAATGGTTGACGATAGTAAAGTTGATAGTACAATAAAAGCTGACAACTCGTGAAAGATCGGTACAGCATCAGTAGCCTCCGTTGCCCAATCCATATACTTATCAATGATAGTTTCTGTTGCTGGTTCTAGCGGCAGTATGTCCGGCATTTTTAACGGTGCGAAATCTTCGAGTATGACATTGAGTGTAGTCTGCGCTTTGAATGCCTTAGTTACTTCTCTCCATAGGAACCGGATAGGCCGCTTGTCTCTCTCATACTTGTTACATTTTGCATGGAGACATATTGAGAATACTTCATCCTCTGACATATCGGCTTCGATCAGCGTATTTATCAGACGCCACATAATACCAGACCAATCATCGTTATGGTCAGGCTCAACGTCATACCACTTCATTACATCTGTCTTTCTTAGTTCATGTTCATATCGAGCTATCACTTCATCTGGATTAGGAAGTGTCTCGATATCAGGCATATCCCCTGAGTCACCATTGTCGATAACTGTATCCGGTAGTTGCTCAATAGCTTCAAAGCGTTCAACAGTGAGTACCTCGTCACTGTTGGCAACTACCATTATTTCAGGGGAATTGGGATACTTATAGTTCCTTGTGAATGGGACTCTTAAAAGTTGTGTTATGTCCCATCCGGTTTTATCAGCACCGTTGACGGAATATAAATAAGCGATCCGTCTTGAATAATCGGCTCTGATATCCGGGGAAATTGTTTGATTAAGTTTCCAAAATGCCTGAAAACGTCCGGGTGAAGATTCAATCGTAATAGATGGCTTTGGCTCGACAACATCAGGGTTACATGCATCGAGGTCTGCATAGACAATACTTCCCGCGAGTGCTGATTCAAGTCTACGTTCGGGTTTTGCAAAGAGATTCACCCCAAACCAAAGATGTTTGTGCATTACTTCTTCATCAAGGAATTTCGCAAGTTCTGGTTTCATATCCGGCCATTTGAAAAATGTTTGCCGGAACTCTTTTTTCATTTTGATAGGTGTGCCTCTAGGTGCATGAGCAATGCACAAGTATCCTTCTTGTTCACCAAAAAGGAATTTAAAGAAGGCTTCCCTAAGTTTTGTTGGAGTAACTGTAGGCATATCTAAGGATGCCAAGAGCGGGGTTATTAGCCCCGCCCTTTAGCAGCCTAGAGATTGTTGTTTAAATAACCCCCGATACCTCTCCTGCTGGTTTAAGTGACTTTACCTCGTTGCTGATAATCACTTCCTCAGTATCGGGATCAGTCCATTCTCTACGTCCTACAGTTGCTACTGCGTGACGACCCTTCAAGTCCTCAGCATCCAATTCAAAGTCTCCACTCTCCAACTCATCCTTAGTGTAACCGAATGCGAGTAGAGTCCTGAACAGAATACCGTTCATCATCTTGTAGTTCTTATACGGTTGACCATCAACCTCTTTCGGAGGAATGACAGTCTGATTGAATACGCTCCTACCAGTCGGGTCCATCGGATTACCCTCATCATCAACTGGCTCAAAGTATGCTTCTTCAATCACAAGCCTAGTCCAAATCATCGGAGTACCTTCCGGCAATTTACCCTTACCGGATGATTCCCGATCTTCTGCATCTGCTACCTTAACAAGATACCTACCTGCTGGTACTGGTGCAGAATCTTCTCGTTCAGTCAAGTCAAGCAAAGGCATTAGTTATCTCCTGTGTTAGAGTTCTAGTCGATCTAGTACAGAACGGATACGATTATTCAGTTTATCGATTTCTCTGTTACTTTCTTGTAGAGCATGATTCAGATTGATAGAAGCAATTGGCGCTTTAGGTGGAAGATCAGCCATAGCCTTTGCTTCTTGGAGAGGATGATCCAGTATTCTTTCCAGTCTACCTTCAAGTGCATCGAGTAGGCCATGAGAATGCTGGATCAATTCTTCTTGTGCATTTAGACTGATATCAATAAGACTTCCTGCTGGTCTAGCTTCTTCTGCTTGGACATACTCAGACATTAACTCTCCTGACCCTTAATCTTTTGCCAGATTTCAGGGAATGTCGGGTTCTGCATTGTATCACCGAGTATATCAAACCTATCTCCTGCAAGTACCTGACGTGTACCTCTAAACTGAACCTGAGTGTACGCCTCCTTTCCTCTATCTTGTACCATAGTCATGTATCCTACAATGTCCATGAATCCTGCAACGTCTGATTTCGCTTTACCACCGAAACCAGGATAATGCTTTGCAGGTTGACCTTCACGTTCCACTGTGAATACATGAGCAGTAAGTATAAGATTGATAGGTAGATCCCTAAGCTGACGGGCAATCAATCGCATGTGTTCTCGTGTTTTACCCCATTCTCTTTGTCCCGGTACATCAATGTCTACCTTATCGGGATTCTTAGCTTTAGCCTCCTTCATAATGGGGATTAGATCGAGAGCCTGCAACTCGGACATATTATCTACAGCGAGTGTTCGATAATGATTCTGTAGATCATCGCCCATTCTGTATAGCTCATTTACTTTCTTCCTGTAATCATCTATCGAACGGATCTCTACAACATCAATATCTGTACGATCCCTAATTGTTGTCGTTCCACCTTCTACATCGAATAGCAACAACGGTGCAGTATCAGGATGATCTTGTGCTGTTGCCACGAATGCTGTCTTACCAACTTTAGGATCACCAAAGATAAATGTATTTACCCACTCAGTCTCACCGGGCTTTTTAACTCCCAATTTATTCCTTAGATCCTCACTTGCTGTTATTGTTGACATTTAGCTTCTCATATTCTCGTAGTAGAGCGTTGGCGTGAACAATAATATGTGAATAGCAATACGGTACTCCTTTGAGTTTATGGTATGTTGGTGATCCACAACCTCTAGAGCTACAACGCATTTCAACATCGTGATGTGAGATTGGATCTGGTGTAAGTAGATCCTCAACAAAGTCCTCTGTTAGTTCTGTAAATGCAGACATTCGGGTGTAATCATATCTTCGATGATTGCTTCTACTTCCATTGGATCGCGTGCTTTCTTCCTAGGAAATGGATGAATCTCTGGATCAGGTATCGGACGTTCATCCAACCATACCATCAACTCTCCGAAATAATCATCAGCTTGTGCATCTGTCTCGAACTTATACGAATCTTTAATGAGCGTAACATCGGGGAGTGCATCCCCACGCTTATCCCTCTTTTGTACTACTAATGTTATCGTTGTACTCATCCTGTACCAGCCATTCCGCTATCATCACGATCAATATTCTTTTCCATGAGATATGCTTTAACATCTTCTGTCTCGTGAGTACAATTAGGGCAGTTACCTTCGTAATCCAATTGCCAACCGCATGAACAAAAACCAAGCGGTATATTATTATCCAGCGAAACATAATCGTCTAGCATAACCCATTGTGCATCATTATTATTCTCCAAAAGCACCTGTGTAATTTTAGCTTTGGAAAGAGGCTTTGAGTGATTAACGAAGAATACCTCTATCTGCGGAGGCATATCTGCTAGTTCTCTTATGAGTTCTCCAACTGTCATTTACCATGCACCGGACAAGTTGGATTCCATGCATTCTTGCTACAAGTACACTTGTTCATTTCTTTTCCTCTTTTCAAGCATCCACTTCCTAGTTTTTGTGCTACCTATATTTGGTCTATCGTTTAGCATTCCAAAACGGAAGCAGTAGTTTCCCATATCACCATCGTAGTCACCAAAATAAATATAGACCATACGAAAATGCCGTTTCCATACAACAACATATCTTTTCATGGATGACCATCCCAATCAATTTTTTCCCTCTTCACCAACCACCAATTACGTCTAAAGCCACCAATACCGTGTATTGAGATATCACCAGTCTTGGCATCTTCTACCTCAACAGTTATTATTTTGATATTGACTATTTGACGAACATCACGACCGTTTGTATACCAATCACCCACGCAAAGCCTACTTCTTTGTATTGGTATAGAAAGCCTCATCGTGTCCAATTCCTCTCGAAATTATCGTTCAATAGCATCTTCCAGTTTGATCCGTCGTCTTTTGCAATACACGGTGCGCGGAATATGCAATTGAGACACGACCAATCCCCTGTGGGGTTTGGATATATCCGTACATTAGGATCGAGCATATCTTCTGTCTCTAGATAAATGCGGTTGGCAACTGATTCAATCTCATATCTATTACGTCGAACATCAGTCCGTTCAATGAACTGTTTAGCACCGGACTCTCGGACATATTCAACGTATCCCGTAAGCTTCTCATCTGAATCAACGATAACTTGGATACCGCGTTGGTCAATGAACGCTTGCAACAATTCGATAGTAGTAGATTCCTTCTGCCTATCGACCGAGAACATTCCACTTTTAAGTTCTGTTGGTGGCTTAGGAAAAGTCTTTCTAAGCGCATTATAAAGGACATAGGATATCTTGTCGTATTCTAGATCGTGCATATCGGCTTCTGCTTCGGCAGCATACATATATGTCGTACACTGTTCATCCTTCTCTAGCTTACGATGGTAGTTCTCGTCGATGCTAATAGCCGACTTATGCTCTAGGATTCCGAATTGTCCTGTTTCGAGATTCTGGATGATAGCGTCCTGTGTACCCCTAATATGTACCTGCTTTCTCTGACCGTCACGAGGATCGACAGCATAGAGAATATTACCGTCAGAATCATAAACAGGTACGGAGAATGTATGTTCTTCGACAATGACAGCAAAGTCATCATTAGCTTCTGCGTACTCCTTATAGTAAGTGAGCATACCGATACCCAATTCATAATGTTCATCAAAGATTTCCGAATCGGGATCAGGATGCAAGTCATACAAACCTTTTACTCTGTAGGTATCAAGTTCTCCATCAATTAGCTTAGGATGACGGTCATATGTAATATCAAGTTGATCCTCGGTAACTAGACCACCATGCATCTGCAATTGCCACCACCATTGGAATGCTTCTACTGGATCGCGCCGCAATGTTGGTGAATAATATTGTGCGAGACTCCAATGGCAACCTGAACCATACCACAGGGGCATGGATAGACCTTGCATATCTACTCTAGGTACGAGGTTTTCGCGCATGGGACTTGACCAATCCCATTTACGCCGACACCGTTTAAACGTACCCCTATCCGAAGCATGGATAGGGATAATGTCAAACTTCGATGGTATAGGTGGCGGTGCTATTGGTGCTTGAATTTTAATTGTCATAGCTCACCATACAAAAAGAGCATAGCCTCATTGAATGCCTGTTCAAAGGCATCCATAGCGGCATCGCTCATATGAGACATAAAGGGTGGAGGAAATACTCCATCCATGATAACTTGCTTCGCGGCATCGTACTGTGAGCCGATTTGCAAGTTCTCGTTTATATCGATTTTCATAGAGTCCTCCTGACTCTCTCTTACTTGTGCAAACCCCGTAGGCGCGAGGCCGGAGCCTAGCACACTTGGCGTTTTATGTCAAGTCACATAATGGTTTTTCCGTGTTACATGCTGGAATGGTGAATCGCCCGTTACTGCATTTACGTTGCGTGTTGGTTTATCCTTCACGATCAAATCCTTAGGTATCATATCGTACTTTCGTGCCGATGCTATCAGACCCTTAACTGTGTAATACCCAAAGTTAAACTCTTTCATCATTTCTTGTTTAGTCTTGCCTTCACAAGCCATTTCAGCAATCTGTATCATTACCTCGTTATCGGGTGAATGCTTTGTATGGTGATGCCTAACACGTTTTTGAGGCGGTAAGTTATTTATCTTCCTTGCTACTTCTCGCGCTCGTTTCTTCTGCTGTTTCCGTTCTTCCTTCTGTAAGGCTCTGAGTGCTGCTTTAAAATCTCCGTTATTAGTTGATTCTCTGGCTCCTTTATTAGCAGCCTTCATTTCTTTATCGACTTTAACTACGAAGTCGGGGAAATGTTCCTTAGCATACCCCCGACTGATTAATTCCCAGACCATTATTTATATGCAACAACTTGCGGTAGTTTAGCACCTGAGATATATTCGCCATACTTAGGAAGTTCTATATTCATCTGATCTTGCGTAGGTGCAAACAATCCGATACCAATAGGTCCGAGTCTATGAAGTCCACTAGCGATGATTTCATTAAACTTGCCTGGTGGTAGTGTTACTCTGACCATCCAAGGTTTAACACCCGGAGTAGCACTTGCTACAGACCAACACCTAGCAGCATCGTAGTAATCCATATCCCCATTGTAACACTGAATATCTATCTTGTAGCCGTTATTGACATATGGGGCATAAATATTTCGTTGACCCCACATATCACCTTTGAGTGGATCAATGGAAAGAATCTTCATACGAGTTCGCATAGCTGCAAACTTCGGTGCAAACTCTTCGTGCCACTCTAACGGCAAATCCTCATTATCAGGAATGATTGCGTAGACATAGCCAGCATCCTTGTCTAGCTGATCTATGATCGTATTGAGTCTGTTCGCAAAGTCGGTAGGAGTTTCTCGTTTGTCATTGGGTAGATGCTTAGGGATATCCCAAAGAGCGGGATACAATCCATTCTTTCTTGCAGACTTAATAGTCTCTACTGCGAGGGGATCAATCTCCGGTGGTCTAACACACGGTACGGTAAAACCATTCATCTTCATTATCTGCCAATTAGGATGATTGGTCCCGTATTCCTCCGACATACGAATCCAGATATATCCCCGTTTATCGAATGCAGCCATTAGAATGAAAGCTGCGTAGGCTGTGCATTGAGTACCCGTTGGCGCAATACTTCTGTTGTATTGCTGATCCTTAGATCATCCCTCCGCAATTCCAAATCTGCTGCTGTTGAATCATATATCTTAACTAGTGTCGGAGTCAAATCGCCGTTACTATCCAAAGATTTGTTTGAACCATCCGACCTTTGTGTTATTGACATTGAGGATTCGCTCATCAACTGTGTCCTCCGCATTGATATGGATTATGTTGGCTACCTGTTCCTGACCAGGACGCCAAACTCTAGATACTCCCTGTTCATTATCCTTTGGACTCCAACTACGATCTAGGAAGATACAAGTAGATGCTTCGGTTAGTGAGATACTCTCTGATCCTAGCTGCAAGGTACAGATGAATACCTGATACTCCTTCTTAGGAAAGAGTTTATCAGTAGTATCGAAGCGTCCCCACTTCTCGTATCTAACTCGATCGTTGTCCTTCTGTTCCATATGCAGGTAAGAGATTCCTTTTTTCTCGAACCTCTTGATCGCAAGCTTGATGGGATCTTTGAAGCAAGAGAATACAACTACCTGATCCTTACGTTCAGCATCCCACTCTAGCCCCTCGATAATCTCCATCATTGCATCGAGTTTACTAGAGGGTTCAATCAGTTCAATCTCCTGCCTACGTCGTTCCTGTTCTTCATCGTACCAATCTCTTACAACTCTAGGAGTTGCAACACAAATCTGCCGTAGCCTACTTAGTGCAGCCAAGACATTAGGTGCTACCAATGGTAGTCCTGCTTGATCCAGAGCATACAATTCACTCCGAATCTGATCGTACATTATTCGTTGTGTTCTGTTAAGTTCGACTGGTACAGGCGAGAGAAGCGGCTCAGGCAAGTGTTTGAATACTTCGCGTTTTGTCCTACGCGGTCCATATTCTCGCACAAGGTCTTTAAACTCTTGCTCAGTTTCGGGATTGATACCTCGGATAACCCGCATACCCGTGACAAAATCCGTTTCTTCATCGCAGTATCGTTCACGAAATCTCCAATATGAAGTAAACGTGCGAGGCTCTAGGAAATGGAATAGCGACCATATCTCATCTGGCCGATTGATGAATCCAGTTCCCGTCATCACCTGTCTAAATGGTGCTTTAAGCTTCTTGATATTCTTAGTCCAACTCGTAGGACGATTCTTGATTCTATGTGCTTCATCAAGAATTACTGCATCCCACTTAGTCTTTAGGATATCATCGAGAAGCCCCTGTGGGGATGGTGCATGTTTCTCGATCAACTTCTGTAGTTCATCTGAATCGAAAGGTTGAAATACTCCGTCTGTCTGCTCTTCCTCTAGTTCCTCCGATCCATTACCATTACCGTTCTCTTCTTCCTTCTCCTTCTTAGTCTTACGCTTTGCTCTAGTAGTAAACACATCATAGTGTGCTACCAAGAGCATAGGATAATTCCCACCGAATTTCTCGATAGGAACATCTACAGGTATTTCAGTATCACCCAATACGAGTGATATCTTCTTACGCTGTACGTTATAAAGTTCCCACGTCGGCATAAGGATAGGAGCCAACTTCCAGTATGTACCTTTACCCGAACGTGTTGTGATAATCAACATCTTAGGAGCCTGGATATGCTTTGTCTTTTCGTTCAACCACCACAGCCCGGTTGAAGTTTTGTAGACTCCCATATCAGACCAGTTAGCAACAGTGTCTCTCTTAACCATCTTAGAGAGATCCTCCAACTGAAATGGCTTTTTTGAATATCTCTCTTGTTCAGTAAGAATATCTTCTGGAGCTAGTCTTGGTCTTGGTCGTGTTATGCGAATGGGGAATTCGATTGGATCGTGCAGAACTCCCTCATATCTCCCGAATTGTCTACTCATGTTTCCATTCTTTCGTAGGGAACTTCCATCATTCTACATAGATCGTAGATAGTAACAGACTCTCCGAAGTCTGGATCATACTCTACGATTTTAGGATTTTTACCAATCTTCTGCATCCTAGTAGCAACTTCAAGGAGGATATCATCATCCTTCTCATCAAAGATAATTATGATCCCAAAACCCTGAATTCGTACATGGGCATACATCGTGAAAACCCCACAGTCGGGGCACCGAAATGGCGTATGCTCAATGCAATACCAAACACCTTCATCAATCTCGATATCTTCATCGAGCCGTGAATGAGTTAGAGTTCTAATGGTGTGCAACCTCCCGTAGTGCTTCTTCCAAGGATTCTACTTTGGACTTACCATTACCTAATCCTCTAATGTACCTCTTTCTGGCTTTCCTGCATTCTTTGTTCTTCTTACAAAAGAGCGTATTCTGTTTGTGTTTACCCGGAATCTCTGAGGAACAGACAACACAAATCGCTCTGTTTTCACTGACGATCTTACTTTTTGCATTACTATAATCTAGCCCCTGTGCTATTAGTTCTTCTAAACGATCTGCATTTCGTATTACCCATGCTTCACGTTGACACGATATACAGGTCTTATGATCTGATGTTCTAGGTCCACCGCATTTATCGCAATTCGGGGGAGAACATTGATAGCACCAACCCGTATGTTCATTTAACGCATCACAAAAGTTACCACACTCAGGACATACTTCGAGTTCAGGTAACGATAGCGCCATGTGTCAGATAAGACCGCAGTTTCTAGCTGTATTAGGCCAAGGATAGAAACCCCTACCTGAATAGTATGCTATCTCAGCTACTATCATTTGTTCAGTAGGTGTCCATTTATCCGCTGTACCTTTTGAACTTAGGAGTCTACTACCGTAGGTTCTCTGAAAACCAAGATCCATTTGCAATCCTCCATAATAAGGTGCATTTGGATCGATCCATGATCCTTCGTAACGGTGTATGCATAACCATTGACTTTTGTGAGGAACAAGAGACTGTATTCCTCGCCAAGAATTTCGTGCAAGTCTAGTATGGTATGCAATTTCGGGACTAGTGATCTTCCAGACGTTATGCTGATGCCCAATTAACTGCCACCCATCATTCTCTGCTAGGAATTTTCGTGAATGATCTAGATTAGTCTTGAAGTAGAGATACTGACTAAGCCGATCATTCTGTTTATGTCCTACGTTATGCGCTTGTGCTTGTCCTGTTATCCCTAGTGCGACAACAGTTAGTATCGCAAGCTTACTACGGATAGGATCATCCTCCTGTTAGCTTACATGGTACTGAGGATATGCCCCCGTCCTGTCCTTTGGGAAAGGTGGGCGAGAAGGTTACTTCTCATTAGGTTAGAGAGCATATCCTCAATGGGATACACCGTTACCAATACCTACTGCGGCGGAGATATTGATAATCACGAGGGTGGTGTATCCCATTCAAGATATGTTCTTCCAATTGCTCGCAGTTTGAAACCTCTAATTGGAAAATTTTTAAGCGGGGGAGGTATAGCGAGTTGCACAGACCCACCATACCTCCCTAATTCCGCGAGCAGCCTACGGGAGACTACAGCGAGGCACCCTAGCATAGATCGCGTCTAAGGTCAACCCTGAGTTTCCCGTATTTCTCAGTTATCTACCTTCTTGGGCCTAGATTAAGATACAACACGTTTGTTTCTTCGCTGTATTCAAAGCCGAGTAGATCGAGAAATGTTTCTGCACTACCATCACTAATGCAACCTATTACTGGTGTGTCACCTTCTAGATGTTCTGCGTCATTCTCAACTGCATTCATTAGATCATCTACGTCATATAGTGGCATGTTTCTCCTATCCTAGAAAGAAGAAGATCAACCAGATAACTACTACGACTGTTAGAAGCACAGTAACCCCATTTGATAGGAATTTACCAAGCATGGTCTCCTTAAATGCAAAGGGGAGGTATATTATACCTCCCCTTGCAATCTCCTGTAGTGTTACTTAAACAGCCTGGAGAACTACGTCCGTTCCGTCAGTCCGAACCTTCAAAGTCTTATTCCGCTTTGCAGCAGCCTTCTTAGCGGAAGTAATAAGTGAAGTCGGCTTAACGGAAAAGTCTTCTCCGCTAACCATCTTATAGATATTTCCATCAAGCAGAGCATCCCAATCGTAACGAGAGGTTCCACCCTGGTTGAAATCATACTCTTCCAATTGCTGAGGCATTATTATCTCCTGTATGTATTAGGTACTAGGGGTATATTTCTATACCCCTAGTCTTGATTGGATAGTTACGAGGATGCTCCAACATCAGACCGAACAAGAAACACGCGGTCGGGATTGGTCTTACCGATAACCTTAGTAGCCTTAGCAGCTTCGACCTGCTCATCAGAAGCCTCGGTATTCTTACCATTCACAATCTTCTCACGGGCAGACTCATATCCAGTCTTAACAGACTGAGCCTTTTTACCCTCGTGAATACCATCGGCAAGATTAACCTCTACACCACGACGACCTGAATCGAAAAAGGCAAGTAGATTCGAGTCATAGATACCGCGGGTACGACTACCACTGATAGCTGAATTAAGCTCGTCATCCTCAATTGCGAGAAAAGCGTCCATCGAACTCATTGAATTAACTCCTTGTGTATTAGTGTTATTGTCTGTTGGGGTTTCTTCTACTGGTGATTCATCTACTACTGGTTGGTTCCTTTTCCTTGCCACTACTCAGCCTCCCGATTTTTCCCTGCGCTCTAGAACCTTAACTCTCCTGTCTAGATTAGCTATGGCTTCTACGACATCTAAACCTCCTAGTCGCTTTTCCAAATCGGCCAACTGGTCAGTAACCTTAGCAGCCTGGGGGGAGTGTGTCAAGGGGGTAGAGTGATGAATTAGAAACTCCATTTCGTCAGGGGGATGATGCACCGCGACGATGGAGTCTACCCCTCGCGCCCCCCGTTTAAGCAGCGTGATACAGCCTAGAGACTTTAGGGCTACAGTCACCCTAGAGTAGTAACTTTGGCTAACCCCAAGTCCCTTAAACAGCTTGGTCAATGCACCACGATATACGGTTAACTCAACTCCGTCAAAAATCTCCCTTTCGGCATTACTCTCAAGAAGTCGGTAAAACTCAAGAGTGTACTTAAAGTCAGTGTTCATCCAAGTCTCTACTCTCGATGAAACACCATCGACAGATAAATTTGTCTTTGTACTTACCTTCTAGCATTTGAAAGAAAAGTCTTGGTTCATTTCTAGCCTGTCTTTCTTCATCATGGTTAGGTATCTCGCATTCTTTACCTGTACCTAATACATGAGGCAACTTGAACCAATTGGTAACGGTTCTAAGGTTAGGATCGTATCTCCTTGTCTTGTTAGTTCCAGGTATCGTGTATGACCCTGAACCTTTCTCCCGTTCACCACTTAGTAGTTTGCCAATTTCATCTTCCGATAGTTCCCTGTTTTCCATACGACCCCCTATTCAATTCTTAGATCATCGAACGTATGTATATAATCGAAATGCCCACAGGGGGCAAATCCTTCAACTGGACTTACGAAGAAAGTATCGTCACTATACTTAATGGTGAATTCTTTACCTCCAATCGTAGCTCGAGTTTTACGAGCATTAACAGCATCTTGCATTTCCTGTAGCTGTAACGGATCAGGCCAAAAATTATCCATTATGACACTACATTTCCTTGTTCATCTTTGACTATGCCTCGACCACTAAAATATTCTATGTGAAGAACTGGAACCATATCGAACAATTCAAATTCCTCGACGGCATAATCCTCTGGATATACGGGTCGTTTTGCTTCTTCCAAGTTTCGAGTGATGCTATCAATGTAGTCCTGAGCATACTCTTTTTTAGTGAATAGACACAGTACATGATAGTCGGAATATGTACCTTCTGTCACTCCATATACTTTCATACCAATCCCTTGTCTCCCATGAAATCGTAGACATCGGCTAGAGTTTTACGATAGTCGATAATGGCACTCTCCAATCTACTTCGATGCCATGCAATAGTGTTTTGATCGATTATGTAACCTTGATCCCGATATTCTTGTTCTTTCTTCCAATCATCTGCTCTATTCCGTAGGCGCTCTTCTGAATCCTTAAGAGCTTCAAGCTTGTCGATCAGAATGTTAAGTGTTGGTCGGACTATTTTCATTTTTGATAATCCCCGCTAGGCCACCTTCATGGTCAATAAGAAACTTCTTTTCTTTAATCTCCCTTCCGGCATGTAGGAAAGCGTGTACTGACAGTGTACTATCACCATCCATAGATAGTTCTAGTTTCTGTACATTGAATTCACGATTGAATCGTGCTAGTGCTGTCATCTGTTTTGCCGATACGGTAATCAAGTTTTCTTAACCTCCTTATGGCGTCGATCTTCTGTAGCCTGTTCAAATTCCGCAACTGTTTCGGGTGACTCTTCTTTACAGCTTAGATAGTGCATACTGCGTGCTTTACGGAAGAAGTTATACCGATCCTCCGGCCGTAGTATCTTGTTTCCTAATAGCCCCAATTCGGCGTTCCTTTCTTGTAGGAGTGTCGATAGTCTCTGTTCTCATTCGACGTGCAGTTACCAAATCCTTTGGAATATCGAATGAATCCTCAAAGTCAGTACCAATTACATGCACTACATAAAGTTCGCTTTCTTGGTCATGTGCCTCACCAAGTATATCTACTTCTGTACCGGCTGAAAATTCGCCGAATGAGCTTCTCAAAGTGTAATGTCTCATTCATCACTCCTAAATCCAGTTATTTTTGGCCGTTCTTCGTATTCCCACATTTTGGGGGTTGGATTAACATAAGGATCACCTAATGTAGTATCTGCATCGCAATGAACTTTAACCTTACCTAGTTCAAAACATAGTCTATGGTTACGCACAATCCATTGGAAGTCAATACCTTCTTCTCCACGCATGGAGTATGCATATTGATTACATCTGGTACATTCCCATACAAGATTATAGCCCATGATAAGGTAGATAACCAGGTTCGACTTCTGCGAGCCGAGCTACGATATAGTTAGATAGCTGTTCTGCAACTTCTGGTTTGTAATCATTTAGAGTTTCTTTGAGAGTCTTACCTTCGATCAAAATTTCATCGAAGAAGTCTCTTAGTAAATCGCCCTCGATTTCCGCAACCACAATTGAATCCCTATCATACACCTTGGGCATCTTCAATCTCCTTAATATTCTCGATTGCTTCTTGGAACATGGAGCCTCTACCCATCTTGGTACTAGGTTTTCCACTAATCAACATACTCAATCTACTGGCGAGTATGTATCCCGCAACAAACCATTCACTAAAGCCCGGAGAAAAGTTCCCACCTAAACCTCTCGCTTCTATTTGACGGTAAATATCCGCCGCTGTGGAGGGGTATAGGTCTACATCTTTACCGCCAGGATATGTAATGACGAAGAATGGATCAGTTACCTCATCTGAGTAATCCCAAAAGATTACGCCGCATGGTGTGTTTTCGTGTAAATCCATAAGGATTTTTTCTGCGTCGTAAATTGTCCAAGCATCGCGCTTTGCCAACCACTCGCTTACTGGTATTTCCGTCATACCATACTCCTTAATATCTATAACCAAAATTCTTCGTGTGCAGTTTCCCATGCTCTGTAGGTGTTAGCAATTCTAGATGATCTGGATTGATACATAGTTTAGAAGTGCAGATGTCAATATGATGGAGGTGCATACCATCTTCGATTTCACCTTTTATGAATTGATAAGCAAGGCGATGGGCACGATAATATTTTCCTTCATAATTGTATCTGCCATATCCCCAATCATCAACTACACCTTGGAAAATCCAGCAATCTCCGATAATGGTGCAACGTGCGAGCAGGTGTTTAAGCCCCCTTTCCCGCGAAAGTAGGATAAGCTCGTTATCGGAGAGTTCTCTCATAGATCCCGTAACTGCTCTAGAACTCGATACAGAACCATATCATACCGTGACCTAAAAGTCAAGGTCTATTTAACTCTCCTTTTCAAAGATACGTCCGAGATTGTAGCCTGGTGTAATTCCAAGATGGGTATACGTATAGATTTTGGCGGGCATTTCTTCGTATATATATCTATCTCCTAATGATCCATCCTTTTCGATATATCCGCCTAGAATTCTAATTCTCCTAATCACTTCTCCATCACTACCAATAGCTATCCATATTGAATTAGGCTCGATAGGATTATCTCGGAGATAGTTTAAAGTCTCATTGTGTGTTCTCATCGTACCTCCACTTCAATAGTGAATTTCTTGCGTTGAAAAGACCATTTGGAGATAGCTGCATGAAGTGGAAGTTTAGCACTACCGTACTCTAAAACTGTCCCTCTTGCGCTTAGTATTCTCCACTCCATTGTACCGTCAAAATCTCTATAGCGATGGTACTTAACATGATGCCCTTTGAGCATATTACATGGCATACCATCTTTCGTCAGTTCTCCGCAGTATTTAGATTGCATCTTCGTCGATGTCTGTCAAGAACATTTGCTCTGTACGTCCTGGATTATTAGAACCTCCCGTCAACCAGAATTCATACATCGGACCATTCTCAGTATGTCGCATGGTAATTTCAATACCGAAATCCCATCCTCGTAGATGTGCTGTAATACCCTCATTGTTAAAACAACTCTGACTAGTTGCGTGATTAAATCCTCTAGTCGTAGCTGCTAGTTTTCGTTTACCCATTATTTAATCTCGATCCAATCTCCATCACGTTGGCTAGAATTATAGGTTGCTTCCCATCCTGCGCTTTCGTACATTGCAAGGATTGTATTGATAACTGCTTTTTTATTCGGGTAATCAACACTTCCTAAAAGATCCCTAAGCCAAATGGTAATACGATCACCAGGAACCCATTTTGTAACTAGCTGCTTTTCGATTTCACCAATCAACTTTGTTGCAATTTCACCAACCCGAATGTTGGCTCTATCAGTTGCTTTCTCTTTAGTTGTGATACTAGGAAATGTCACGAATACTCCCATAGTTCACTAAGCATGTATGTATCTGGATCGGGTGAGCATTGATCCAACCACTTAATAGGATCGAAGTTTGGATTGTCTCGTTTAAAACCTTTTGCGAAATCAATTGCTAGTTCTGCGAGAACTCCTGATCTATAAAGTTTCCTTACGGTATTCTGGTGTCCTTCACCTTCTACTGTATCCGTAAACTTATCTCTGATCCTTTTCGCTACCATATTCCAAACTAGCCGATCGTATTTAGACATGGACTAAACTCCAATGTATCGAACAATTTATGATATTCAACCATTTCGGACCCATTCATTGTATCAAACATACGTTCATACAATTCTACTGAACCTGGTGTTGGTGTTGCTCTAGCCAAACAAGCTACAACTAGAGAGAATTCATTTGTCTCTTCTTTGAATTCAAATCTCATCTGTATTCTCCGTTGTAAAACCGCTTTCGGTTTCTAGTTCATCGTATGCTTCATTCTGAACTAGACAATCATCACACTGTAGCGGATCATCGTTTCTGAGTAGTTGTAAATCACCTTTAAAGACTCGTTCATCGTTCGTGTAATCCCCTGAACGAGTCCTTTCGATATCAACTTCCCAACAACTTCCGCATTTGATTGTACTAGTTTCGTTGTGTTGATAAAACAGATCAGGGTCTAGCATCCCATCCTTCTTTCCATTGCTTCCATAGCCCACATATCGTGCATTTCTCGCGCATCTTCTTCTGACATAATCTTAGATTCATCAACTCCGGCCAGATTAGGTCTAGCACAAACAGTACATAGACCACGATTGTGCATATCCTTTTCCATTGTATGCATCAATACTTCGTGATCTTCTTCGTCGTGAATGTTCTCTTGCAACCATTCGCTATCAAATACTAGCGGCTCATAAGTCGAGCGTCCATCGTCGATACGATGGTAGATATCCCATAGCTTTTCATCGTATTCACGGATACCGTTAACTTGGCCGCAACCAGTACAAATCTCACTCACGATTTCTCAACTCCTCCCAAAGTGCATCAATTCGGGTATTGAGTTCCCTAACGTAATCTCTTACTTCCCTCTCATTCATATTGATCTGTGATTCCAGATCATAACGAAGGGATGAGACTTTATCATTAACTGTATCATCAACTATACTTTGTACTTCGTAACTATCCATATGCTTTGCATCCAATCTGTCCACACTCAGGACAATATTCGTCATCAGAGATAGGAGTAATATCCTCGGTAGGAATGATATGAACGTAATCATCCCCAACCATCACCATCTGAACAAACTCTCTATCTTCAATTTCAATTCCTGTCCATTCGTAATTCTGATCACGCTCTAGCTTGTAACCAAGAGTATAGAACGCGATGCCACCGTAACCTTCTACCTTATATCTAGTCTCAGTATCAAGTTCTGGAAAGTTACTCATAGTGTGGCCTAAACTCGGGGTATGGTACTGGTACAGGATAATCCTCTACTGAGTAACTGAAATGGTCACTCTTGTAACTCAGTACAGAACTGTAATCGTAATCTTCTTCTCTTTCGCGCCGCTCATGTTCAAGCTCATTCATCTTTCTAGCTTGATCGTATGCTGCATCTTCTCCGACAATAGGCCCAAAACTAAAACCTGTCGGTACTCCTGTATCAAACCACCATCCACCTTCTTCGGGTCCACCATAGTGCAATGCTACACTATGCTTATGAATCCAATAAACCGCATCAATGTAGATGGGTTCAGGTTCATTCGATGGTTCCTTGATAATCATGTTATACCTCCGTTCCATTGAGAGCTTCGACAATCTTATTACAGATATTCAATGCTGTTTGTGTCTCGTAGTGATCGTCGCAAATCTCGTATTCCCAAACAGAATTATCATGCTCGTCTCGCCAATAGAACTTTCCATCTTCTCCTACAAAGTCAATCTCTCGTTCGCTAGGAACGTAATCGGAAATGGAATTAACCCAAACAACAAATGAAGCCGTTTTACCTTCTTCATTCGTTAGTTGAATTTCCGTTCCATAATACTTCCGATCATTGGGCATGATTTCTGCCTTGATTTTCATACTACCTCCTTTATCTCAACATTACCAAGATCAGAAAGCATACTGGCTGCGTGATAAGCCTCAGCCCATGTTTTCCACTCTGGATTTATAAAGCAAGCTTTACGAGGAATGAATCCAAACATCTTCCATCGAAAGATGATTAGATAAGTTCCACCTACAGCCATTATCTCTCCTTTATTGCTTATTGGGCCTACTAGGACTCGAACCTAGACACTCCTGTTTATGAGACAGGTGCTCTAACCATTGAGCTATAGGCCCGGTGAATCTATTTGTGTTCGATGTATGCGGTTAGATCGATCTTCCCGATACTTTTTCGTGCTACTACAAATGCATCCGGCTTTCCGCCATTAACGATATCAAGTTCCCAATCGTCACCCTTTAACAAATTTACTGGTACTCGATGAATTGCAAAGTCGATTGAGTTTTGATTTTCTGCCGTTACCAGTGTGCCAATCTCTCTTGCTGCGAGAGTGAGCATATTGTCAATAGGATCAGTCATCGAACATTCCCATCATTTCGGCATCCTCCATCATAGATGCGATTCCATCGACATCATCACCCATCAATTCAAATGCTGCTGCCGATGCTGCCGTAACTCCGTTATTCCTTGGCTTACATGAATCGTGTTCAAACACAACACCACAGCCTTGTTGTCGGAACTTTGTCATCATGGGATTCCAGTATTGCTTTTCGTACTCCATCTGTCGAATTGTAGAATCGGGATACATCGCTTTAGCCTCTCCGAAATCGTATCCTTCTTCTACAATCTTCTCGTGGAATGAGTCAATTTCCCAAGGCTCACCGCACTTAGGGCAATAGATATCCATTAATCTTCCTCCGGTCCGAGATATTCATGTGATTTGTTCACGTTCTGCTGGAGCCATTTCCGGCCAGATGTTTTGAATGTTTGCTTCTCGATTTAACCATCTCTTATACTTATCCTTATCGAGAACAAGGATTGATTCTTCCTTGCAGTTAGGACAAACTCTTTTTACCATACCAAGAATTTCACTCATTTACAATATCTTCCTTCCTGGCCCTAATTGTAACCTTTGGTCTTGTAATGGGCATACCAGTTGAAGGATTCCACCAACTAACTCCACCACTATATGAGTTAGCATTATACATGAAACTAGCTCTAGTCATAGCTCCACCGATAGACTTTGCATCGGTAAGGTCATCCTCGAGAATTGTGTTTCCACTTTTAATCGTAAAGCGAAGCTTAGAGCCATGCTTTACGATCATACCATTCTCGATTGGAATTGTGTACTCTTTCATACTGCCACTACCTTTGAATAGAAGTGGTCATACAAATCTTCTGCCTCATGCCATGAAATGCATGAAAACTTGGCTGTGTCATTAAATACTACCGTAAAGGGTAGTGTCTCGGCGACTGTATCAAACGTGATTTCCAATTTGTCGCCTAGTCCCGTAGTGCGCTCTGAAATCTGTTGTACCATTTTGGTAAACCTCCCTTCGTTAAGTATAGTACCTCCCACAAACTACTGCCCTTTCTTCTTCACTACCGTACTGGATGAACTTAAAGAGGATTCCGCTAAAGAATGTTTCGGTTACGATACCATCCCAATCGCGGAATTCTTCTGGTTGATAACCTCTTATCATTTCAACATCATTGAGGTCGTAAATCTCACCTTTGTACCTTACGAATTCTGGATCTTCCTGAGAAAGTCTTTCCTCAGTATAGTAATCAAACTTTGCTCGTTCTTTATCTGTAAGTTCATGCCAATAAAGAGGATCACGAGCATGGTTATTCGTGATGATCTTCATGCTGTGATCTTTTCTACCAACTTGCGGAGTTGGTGACTCGCAATAGCCACTGTGGGATGAATCAATGCAGCAGGAATGTAAACCAATTCATGCTTTTCTTGACTTGTCAGTAGCTTAGGCATAGTAAGCCTGCTCGATTTCTCGTCTGCACTTATCAGCAAGATCAGTTGTCTCATCCATACTCATTGCCAAATCCTCCGCCATTGCAGGAATTGTCTGCGGAAGATCGGGAGTGTATGTTGTTACATACCGATGCAATAAATGCAAAAGCTGTTCTGCATCAATATCAGTAAATTCTTCCACGTTACTAACTCCCTTCAATGGTGCCCTGTATCCATCGTCCCAATTAGCCACGATAACCCATAGTTTTCATGAGGTCAGGACTAATGCGAAATGCCAGTTTCACCAACCTACCAGCAAGATAGATACAAACTAGTTTGCGCCAACATCGTAGATTGATTCGACTAAGTCTATAGAAGAATCTCAATCGAATCCGAGTCACTTCCAATTTATAGATCATCACTTACCTGCCTTTACTGTTACCTTGATATTCGTCTTGTTCTTGACGACGTTCGGATGATTCAAGATCAAATCAACGAGTTCTTTACGCTCCATGTTTATTCACCTCCTATTTCTTTAGTAGATACTTTGCCATGAGTAGTCCGAGCATCCAGACTATTCCGGCCCATGCAATCAATCCGCAGATAACTCTAATATTATCTACCATTTGTAGAACTCTCCATTCCTGAGCAATTCATTAACTTTCTCAGGAGTAGGGTGCCCATCGTAATACCAAAGTTCAATTTGGTTTGGGCCTACTGCACCTTCTCTACGAAACAGAACAGTTTGAAATCCTCTACTCATTGGAATAGTAGAGATATCGTAGTGTCCCTTAACCGTAAACTTGACTTTCTCATCATCGTAGTTGGTGTATTCGTATGTTCCTTCCAACTCCGTTGATGTTACTCTCGGTAGGCTGAACATGACTTCTCCCTACTTGTTGAACCAAACGATATGAGTTGCATCGTTCGGAATTCGATCAACACGGGATGGATAAATAGTATGCCCGGAAGCTTCCATCCTCATCATACCGTCAATAGGTTTGGCGGCATAACCGAATCCATCGTAGTCGATAAAGCTTCTTTCTTTAACTGCATTACGGAAATCCTCAACAGTCATAAGATGACCGTAATCGGGGAGACTACGAGTGTAGGTTCCCTCCATTTTTCTATCCTCCTTTCGTTGCATAGCTTAGTAGAGGGTATCGTTAAATACCCTCAGTTAAACTATGGTTCCCTGCGGAGTAGTTTGCGTTTTCCATTTTTGTCAACTTCCCAAACTGAGCCTCGAAAAAGGTTAATGCCGAATGCGTGAATGGCATTGTCTGTTACGATCTTAAATCGTTTGCCGTAAACATCGACTCCCGTTACATGGTAAGTCTGCACTTAATCCTCCTTTCTTACAAAGGTAAGTGTACCTCTACAACTTGTGCAGTAGTGTCCACTCCCGTTTTGGATTCTGTTGTGCAAACGCTGTGTTATAGGCCGCTCTTTACAATAGCAACGGTAAATGTATGGTCTAGGGTGTTTACGCGCTGCTTTTGTTTTAAAGCTATGCGTTCTATCCGCTGGCAAACCTAGTATGTGCATAAGGTATTGCCATTCCCCACCATGCGGTTTACTATCGGGATAAAGAACTGTTTGCACAATATGAGCTATTTCATGCGGTACGATACGCTCTATCATATCGTCATGGTACTCGTTGTATAAGCATTCGATATTCAAGCGTATCGTATGCATACCAATAGCCCATCCCGCAGTATGCCCTACTAGATCATAAAGCACCACAGGGGGCGTAAACTTTCGATCAAAGTGTTCCTCAAATCTGCTAAGTGCTTTAGCTATTGCAGCATCGACTTCAGCTTTAATTGCTTGATTTGGTTCACCCAAATACTTAGCAATTTCAACTTCGTCAGTTATCGGTTCGATGAAGAATTCCATCTTAAGTGCGAGGTACGAGCCAATCAATCCGACTCTTAAGTTGATCTGGTCCCCAATAACTTGCAAACTTGGGGCAATACTCACCATCTTTATGCCTGATGATCGGATCAATGCAATAGTTAAATCCGTTATCGGCACAGTAGGTGATTATTTCGTCACACTCGGCGTTATTGTAACCGTCTTGTGTGAGCATTTCGCGTAGTTGGCATGGCGGATAGGTGTCTTGCAACCTATCGCAATCCGCTATTACCTTACGCAATGCGCTAAACACTTGCTGCTCGGTCATCGTTTAAACCTCCCCTCTACTTAATCGTTGTATCGTGAATCTTCTGAGGGTTCTTCTTTAGATAGTCATACGCTGCTGCCTTAGCAGACTTCTCGCTAAGGTAACTACCAATCGTATGACCGTCGATAAGCAGATGCCAGAGCTTAATGTTCTGGCGAATGCCTCGATACTTAATATTACCGAGGCCCCACTTAATCTCGATAGTGCCCATAATACCCTCCTTTCGCAGTTAGCTTAAAAGAGCATACCCTCAATTTGAAGATATGCTCATGTTAAACTAACGCCAACGGTTTCGACGGTTTTTACTAACAGGCTCATGCAATGCAATGGGCCTTTTGCAAAACGCACAATCGTCAGGCATATCATCCAAACGATAGTACGCATATCCCTCTTTTGTGTAACCCGAGGGAGTAGGTCTTTTATCACACTCGATTACTTTCATATGGCCTCACTCGATAGTGAGTTTCGGGATCGAGACTAAACATGATCCCCTTGCACTTAACTACAACACGCCTGCCCATAGGAGTTACTTTCGTGACTTCATGCTCTCCATGATGGATCAGTGTGTCAGTTGGCTTTATCCATTTCCCTTTAATCTCAATCCCTCCTTTCGTTTGCATTTAAGATTTCCAGTCTACTTAAATGCTTACATCCGTGTGTAGCTTTCATTCCTCTACAGCTATGAAAGAGCCCTGGAACGGATGATTTACTTTTAGGCGAGAAGAAACTCGCCTGAGTAAACCTCATAGTGCGAAACTGGATTGCCTGCATGATACCGCTCGACTAGTTCCAGTTCCTTTGCTACTGTCCAACGTGATCGACCGCGAATATACATGATGTTATTCGCAGTTTCATGATCTACGTTGTAGTGCTTGACGATCGTTTGTTCCTCAAGAATCATTGCCTCTTGAGAAGCGTTGATAGCATCCATGAAATCATCTTCTCTCATGGATACACCGTTGAAAAGAAACTGTGTCTCGGCCATTAATTAACCTCCTTCCTCGATAACCTTAAATGGGTATACCGTGGAATGATATACCCGCTTAAAGCTAGTGAAGGAAAGCCATGCCTGCGTTGATATCCTCATTGCGGTATGCAGCAAGGATAGCACGATATAGGCATGTATCAGGATGAATCTTGACATCGTGAACAAACTGAACATGCTCAACGACATCGTAACCGATAAGACCAGGGAACCTATCAGCAAGTTCCACTGTATCCTCCATCATTTCTTTGAGTACATGATGGGGGAATGTTTCGTGGAGAAAACGTGCGGGCATTGTTATAACCCTCCTTTCTGTGCAATCTCCCGTAACGCTAAAGCCGAGCCATTGTACCATAATGGGGCATTGGATTCAATGACTTTGTGACATGAAATAACGGGGATAACGCGGCTTTTGACGTTTTCCGTAATAACAAAACCGCTGAGGCCAAAAAAGTTTCTTCTTCGACAAAGTAGGGAATGTGTACCAAGAAAGAGTGGTGGTCATAGTCAACCGGAAAAATTTTAACGACTTTACCGGACTCTTTTCTGGTACACGTTCCCTACCCCTTCTAAGAAGAAACTTTTTTACTTTGACCACCACTCTTATACAAAAAAATTGGTACATTAAAGAAATTTACGGATAAATCGGAAAGTCTTAGTGACAATCCAGATTCACCCGTAAATCGCCTTAACGGGTATACCACGAAATCCTAGTTACAACGGAAATGCGGGATCGGAAAAAACGAAACACTTAAATCACCCCCTTTTTAAATAGTTTCGCAGTAAAGCTGATAATCCTCCTCGGGCACCTTAATAACTACTTTCGGCCCGAAGTGAAACTGAAACACTTGCTGTATTTCTACAGCGAGTTCAAAAGCTTCTTCCTCCGTCGTATGGTCAAGCATCGGAATAACAATCATTCGACGCATAACTAAACCTCCCGCTTGTATACGAGACAACGTAGCGTTGAATCGTAAATGACGTTTTCATGTTCTGCCTTTGCAGCCATAGCTTGTTCCACGGTTACATAACCGCGCTTGCTACCCCTCGGATACTTTTTCATACTGCGACCCTTCCGCCTTCCGCCATCCTCCCTAAACGCCGGAACCGGCCCCCCTACTGCCTGCGGAACCGTTAGCCCTATTTCACGATTCGGCCTAGCCATTTTTACCTCCCTAGTTGGCTCAATGAGGGGTTAGGCAAGGTGTTACTTGCTGTCGCTTGCTGCGACCTTGACGCTATTCGTGATGTTCACGCTGTCGTCTGTATCGGGAGTAACCCGAATCGTGAGCGTGTCGTGCTTTGCATCCTTTGCAGCCTTGCGGAGTCCTGCGACAACACTTGCATTCTTGCGGCCGGGGAATGCGAGCCGGATGCCGAATGCCTTCGTGATGTCGCAACCCTCGCTTGCGAGGATTTCCGCCAGGACTGACTTCCACTCGCTCTTGCGTCCCTGCGAGCGATTCAGTTCTGCCGCGATCTCTGCCTCACTCATTGCGTTGAGTACGAATTCCATGATTCTCCAATCGGGTTAGTGGTGCGTTGTGTGAAAAGACGCCTAACCCCTCATTCAACCTACTAGGTAGGTAGCCAGGGTTACTCGGAATAATCCGCATTGAATGGTCTATGACCCCCTCTAGTTACTCTCACTCTCGCGCGTATGCGTGGCTCTTACCTTGGCTCGGTCTTTCTAGCTACTTGGAAGTCTCTATCCGTTTTCGCTTGACCCGTTAGCCCTCAGTGTCACCCTTTGCGCTTGTTCGGTTTCACTAGTGCGTATCCGTCCTGCACGTTGTTTGCGTTCGCTAGGCCGTGTGTTCTAGGACTACAGCCTTTCGGCTTTTTGCGTCCAACCTAGCTAGAGGCTTTCGCTTGCCTCTCGCGTTGTGTGTCGGTTTGTGTGCGTGTTGTGTGCTGCCTCCCGGCTGGCGTGTGTATGAAGAACGGTTTGAGTCTCGTTTCTGTCAACCCCTGAATTCAACCTACAGGCTCCGAATAGTTCGCAAATAGCGCACTTATTGCAAGGTGTCTTAGGTTGTTTTTGGCGTTCCTTGTGTTTGGTCGAGTCGATTGTTACTAAATTTTCCCCTTGTTACACGCCCGCGCGCGAGTACCTCTAGCGAATTCGGCCTACCCTGGTCTGACCTCCCTGGCACGGCTATGCCTCAGGACACCCTCTATTTGCCCGTGTTTGCCTCGCTGTAGCCACGCTAGCCCTAGTTGATAGAAAGGTGCCACATGACCTATTGAAACGCTAAGGGACTGTATCCGTGCGATATAGGACTATGGTACACTATCTCCCGCTATGTATCTGACCCCCTAAAATGTTTTTAGCCATAACAACGAAATTTTGTAACATACTTTAGAGTTGAGTCTGAGACCTGTATAGGCTCTCGCGCGTGTACCATATCCATGACCTGCGGAGGTACCAATGAGTGACGAGTTTAAAGACATTGATGAATCAGAGATAGATAAGCTTGTAAGTGAAGATGATGCATCCCAAAAGGAACTAATGCATCTAGTTAATAAACAGCGCCGTGTAATTGACGGAATGCTTGATGCACAGATATCCGGGGATGAGAACCAAGACGAAGTACGAACTAAAGCTAGGGCATTTGCATTGCAGCATTTGTCTACTGCTCTTAGTACGATAGCTGAACTAGTTACAGGAGCCGATAAAGATACCACGCGGCTCGCTGCCGCTCGCACTATTTGGGCTATTGCTAGTGCAACTAGTATTAAGGACGACAATGATCCTTTGGCTCGAATGTTTGCAGCTATAGAGAAGAGCAATGACTCTAATTAATCGTAAGGTACAAAGCCTTAAGCAAGTAATTATGGCAGGTCTTGTTTTTGGTGTACCTGAAAATGTATTCGACAGTAACAAACCTTACGTTGCATGTAGGCTCTGTGGCGGTGTGTTTCAAGGGCCGCTCGATTTACGGGTACCACCAGGACACGAGCCTGAGAACAGCCTAATAGCGAAACTAGCTAAAAATAGGCGTGACGATTGGGCTGCTACTCATGCTACCAAAGAGCACACTGAAGATGAACACCGGCTACTAAGACTAAGTGGCCGTTTTGCCACACCTATAGCTAGCCAAAGACTTGCGGCATTAGGCATAATTAGCATTGTAGATGCAGTTATTGATGATGAAATACCGCACGCGCTAGCGGAAGCACACAGACAGCAGTTTGAAGAGAAGGAGGTAGAGCATTAAATGCCGTTTGTAGAGATAATTTACGAAACGGGTAATAAGAGCGTAGCTTATTATGAAACAGATGAAGAAATGCAGAGCGCGCTTAGTGAACACCATAGGCGAGCTATTAATGGTGAGCCAGGTACAAGCCAAAGCGCACTGAGGAATGACCTTAACCCAGGTGAAACTAGAATTGGAAGCTGGGTTGCAGAACGAATTAAAGACGTTTTGATTTATGACCAGCACCCTGCTGATTATGGCGAGGACCAGCTTATGGATGTTGCCGATGTAAAGAAGGTATTTAACGATACCATTAAAGAAAGTGAAATGCAGGGAGTTGTGCATGTGCAGACTGTAGCAGCAGCCATTAGGGATATGAGTAACTCGATGGTGCCTGAGCCTAAAGCACATGAGAGCCAGTTTAAGATGGAAGAAACCGCGAAAGCAGACCTTAGCTTTTTGAAGGCGGTGGAATAAATGCTAAACGAGCCAGGGATGCATTTGCACCATAAGGAAACACCGCTTGAGCATAATAGAGAACTGAATGCTGTTTTGGCTTTTCAGAGAATGAGCCAGTTGGTTACTGACTATGTGATGGGTGCCAGCGGAAGCATTACGCCACCTGCAAGCTGGACACTAGCACTTAGCACCACAGTTGTAGGTACAGGTAGCAACATGGCTAGAAACAGTGTTTGGAGTGCTACTGTTTCGGGAAGCAATGTTAACGAGATAGGTAGCACTACAGCTAACGGTTATGCTAGGCAGACAATTGCCAAGAGCATTAACACAGGAAGCATTGACTGGGGTACCTCGACGTTTGATTCAACATTTAGCACCGGAGGCCAGTCAACAACGGCCGATCAGGTTACGTTTGGTGCATTCAGCGGCGCACCTAGCCCTAACGGTGCTAACAGTTGGGTACTTACTGATGGTAGCACACTAAACGCAGGGCAGCTTTACTTTGCAGGTGATACTGCGGCTACACGAACCTTTGCTAACGGAGATACTGAAAAGGTAACGCCTACATTGAAGGCGGGTTAGTTATGGGTAAGAAGAAGCCAATGAAGAAGAAGGGTTACTAGGATATACCAGCCCCGGCTCTGTTCCCAAGATACCCCCCGATGACGCTAAGGGTAAACAGGAATACTCCGGGGCTAACATTTTAAACAACACATGACAGAATTTCCAACACCAAGAGGTTTTGGCATTGAAGATATGGAGGGCGTAATATGCTCTTCTGGTCAATGCACTCCATTAAGTGATTTTACACAAAGCGTTAACCGTAAATGGACCACTAGCCAAACCTGGGGTACTGGTAGCAAAGCATTGTATATACCCTTCATTATTGGGAAGCCTATACTGATAAAGAGATGTATGTGGATTAATAGCAGTACGGTAAGTGGTAACATTGACGTAGGGATATACGATTACAATGGAGTTAGGAAAGTAAGTTCTGGTTCTACAGCTCTAGCGGGTGCTACTGCGGTACAGAGTATTGACATTACCGATACGCTGCTAGCACCAGGATACTGGTTCATGGCAATGGTTCTAGATAACACTACTCATACAATGCTTGGTGCAGCTATGGACCTTGGGGCTTTTTGTAGATACGCAGGAGTTAGAGAAGAAGCAAGCGCATTTCCACTACCCGCAAATGCGACATTTGCAAGTACAGGTTCGACTGAGAGTAAGATACCCCAATTTAGTTTTACGCTAGGATCAGCATGAGAGTAGAAGTTCCAGTAGCTATAACAACGTACAATAGATGGTCTGTTGGACCTATAGCTGCAAATGGATTCTCTGGAGGTTCTCCAACAAGTTCCGCTTGGCCTGCTAACAATAGGGCTTTGTACGTTCCATTCCAAATAGATTTTGAATACAGAATAAAGAGATTTTTCTGGTTGAATGGATCAGCCGTAGCAGGTAACATTGATATGGGTATCTATGATATCCTGGGGAACAAACTAGCTTCTACAGGATCAACTGCACAATCAGGTACATCAGCAACTCAGATAGCAAATGCTACAGCAGAAATACTACTAGCGCCAGGGTCTTATTACATGGCAATGGCTGCATCGAGTACCAGTATGAGAATTCAAGCTTCGGCGGGTGCAGGAGCTAGTGTATTGCGCGTAAATGGATTGATGCAGGAAGATAGTGCATTGCCTTTGCCTGCAACATTTACACCAGCCGCAGGTGCATTTGCTATTTATCCACTAATGGGCTTTACCTGGACAGAATCGGGGTTTTAAGTGGCAGTAACAGCACAAGGCTCAGGAACTCAGACAGCAACAGTAACAACAGAACATACTTTGCTAGATGTAGCTGTTGCTGGTGTATTTACGCTACATGTTGATTTGGTCAATATGGCGGCCGGCGATTCTCTAGAACTCAGAGTCTATCAGATAATTCTAACTGGTGGTACACGAAGAGTTGCATATAGGGAAATAAGAACGAACGCTCAAGACGCAGATGATTTGATTGCTATATCTGTACCCATAGCTAACGAGCTAACTGATTCAGGCTCTCTTAGATTCACATTGAAGCAAGCAGCGGGTACAAGTCGTAACTTCCCCTGGAAGGTACTCAAATACTAAACCGCAACCTACCTCAGCTAACATCAGATGCCGCAAATGAAGATGCCGCGACTGTTACGCTTGCTTTTACTCCTTCTAGCACTGATGTGGCTGATTATGTGGATTCTGATACTGAGAGAATTGCTCTTACTCCTTCTGGTACAGATACGTTAACAGGAAATATAGATGCGGCTACGGAAGATTTTCGATTTACAGTATCTAGTGTAGAAGCTGCACAGTATGTAGATGCAGCTACCAAGACACTAGCGTTGTCAGTATCGGCGTTGGAATCAAAGCAATCGTATGATGTTGGTACAGAAGATTTCCGATTTACGATTACTTCACACGAATGTTATGCACCCGCTAATCCCGATTTCGACATTGACCTATTTAAGCGTTGGAATATGCAGAGTCCACATTCGTATTGGACTGTAGGAAGTCTCGATAATCGCTGGCATACAAATATAATAGGCACAGCATCAGAGATTCTTTGTTAGGGAGGAACTTTGGCAGTATCCGCAATTAGGCTAGCTCAAGGAACTAAAGAGTATGTCATCGCCGAAGTTGTAGATACTACCGGCGTTGTTACAACTCTTGTAGGCACGACTCCTAAATTCGATGTTATAGTTGTCGATAATGGTGGAGCCGATGCCCCTGGCACAGTTAAACAGAATGATGTTAACTGTAACGTGACAAATATGACACTACAGGCATTGGTAGATACAACGTCTGGGCCTTGGGCACCAGGTTGGTATCAGATATTCTTCTTTTGGACTATCGGATCAGAAGTACCAAGAGAAGGCCCATTCGACATCTTCGTAATTTAGGAGGGGTATGGCTGAGGGATACATTGAACTCCCGCCAGATTCATCTGGCAAGAAATTAAGAGCATATGTTGTTCTAGTTCCTGACGATACGTCTGGTACTAGAATTGATGCATCTGAATACGAAGAAGCTGTTGTAATTACAGATAGTGATGGACAACCTCTTGAGAAGGGTCCACAATTCAATAAAGCCATACCTGTATCGAATGACGAATTACTGGAAGAGATGCGATTGCTGAATAGGGGGATTGGATCTTTGATACTAATGATGGCTAAAGGAATGAGACTTGATATTAAGGGTAATACAGCAAACTATGTAGAATCTACAGTAGGAGGTAAGGAGTAGATGCTCGCCGAACTCGTTGCAGGTGAACGTAGAGCAGGTTGGAATGTTGAAGTAGATGGTCGTGCTGGTCCATACTCAGAACTCATTGTTAACGATGTTGGTTTTGGTCGTTACTTTGAGGCTGCTCGCAATAAGCGTATGTTTGCGTTGGGTGCTGTTGGTTTTACAGTAACAGCTAACAACCTTGGTGCGCTTGCGGCAGCATTGCAGCCGATTGTTGGTATTTATAATCCAATCGGTAACACTCGTGCAGCAGTTATTACCAAGGTAAGGACACAGACTCGTTCTGGTACGCCTGGTGGACCGTTTTATATTGTTGGTGGTCTTACTTCTGGAGATATTTCAACTACTCCTGCTGGTACGATCGTTGATATTTCATTGCAGGGTGGAGTTAGTTCCATGCAGGCATATAACGCAACGGCTTTGACTGGGTATCTTGCTGCCGGTCAAGCTGCATACCAGTTGCCTGCTGGTGGTCCTGCTGCTATTGCTGCTGGTGCTGGTCAGTACGGGTTTGATCTTGAAACTGCTGGTGCATATATTCTTCCACCCGGATCTATCTTTGCTATTACTGCTAGTGCCGCTGGTACTACGCATATTGTAGATGCTGATGTCGTTTGGGCAGAAATAGACTGGCCGCTGTAAAGTATGCCTATTAGCTGGAAGGCGTTTTGGTTTGACACTTGGGACGTTCTAGAAACTGTAGATGCGGCCGAAGTAAGGTTAGCCTTAACGCCTTCCGCTACGGAAGAATATACAACTTATGACGCTGATACTGAACGTCTAGCATTTACCATAAGTAGTGTAGAAGCAGCAGACTTTGTAGATGAGGCAACTGAGCGATTGGCATTTACTATAAGTGCTGTAGAAACTGCTCAGTTTGTTGAGGTCGGAGCTAATGATATTGACTTGCTCGGAACTCCAACGCTGAATGTTATTACTCTGTCTGACAGTAATCAGCAGAGAGCACAATCCTTTATGTTAAACTCAAACGGGCTTATGAAGTCGTTTAGTTTAAAGATATATAAGCTCGTTGGTTCTCCTACAGATGCGCTACCGTGGGAAATACAAACCGATAATGCTGGTGCCCCTAGTGGAACCGTGCTTGCCAGTGGTACTATTCCTGCTGCCAATATAGGTGGGGCTGTAGAGAGCATTACGAACGTACCGTTGAGTGCATATCTCTCACTAACAGCATCGACTAGTTATTGGATAGTTATCAAACGGACGATAACTGATGGATTGAATGCTTACGGGATAAGTCGATCATTGTCACCAGGAAATTATCCTAATGGAACTAACTCGAATAGCGCCAACTCTGGAGCCTCATGGACTCCCGTAACTCAGGACCTAATTTTTGCGGTTAGAGTTGATTCTCCCGTCTCGGATGCGAGAGTATCATTTACTCCGTCTAGTACTGATACTGCTCAATACGTAGATAGTAATACTGAGATTTTGGCACTTACACCTTCTGCAACGGAAGAGCATACCACTTTCGATGCGGATACAGAAACATTGGTACTTACACCTAGTGCCGCCGAAGAACATACAACCTATGATGCGGATACGGAATACCTCCTATTAACACCTTCGGGTACTGATAGCCAAGAAGCCGGCTCCGTTGATTATACTGATGCTGATACCGAAACACTATTCCTCACTCCATCTAGTTCGGATATAGCGGATTTTGTAGATAGTAATACGGAAGTGTTGGCACTTGTCCCTTCTACTACTGCGGAGGAACATACTACTTATGATGTGGCTACAGAAACGTTGGCACTTACACCTAGTAGTACCGACCAAGCAGACTACGTTGATTCAAACACTGAACGTATATCGCTATCACCTTCTGCGAGTGATATTCTCGAAGCGTCGGACTCAGCATCTGAACTACTTAGTCTTACTCCATCGGATACGCAAAGTTTCCAAGGAACGGATGCTGACACCGAACGCATTACCCTGGTGCCTTCAACTTCAGATATTGCGGATTACATCGATCAAAATACCGAAGATTTAAGATTTACACCTTCTGCTGATGAATCCTTCGGAGGTTCTACTACAGATGCAGCAACTGAGTCTCTTTCCCTTTTACCGAGCGCCACTGATACCGCAGACTTCGTGGATGCCAATACTGAAACACTTTCTCTCATTCCAACCTACACCGATGCAGCGGTATTTTCTGACGCAGATACCGGGACAGTTAACCTTGTTCCCACATCGGCCGATATAGCTGCCTTTGTTGATGCCGCTACTGAACGTCTTGCATTTACGGTTCTTAGTAACGAGTTTGTTATTTTTATTGATGCCGACACTGAACGTGTAAGACTCGAACCTTCTACCACAGAACAGCGTATCAGCGATGATTCCAATGTAGTGTATCTATTTGAGACTCCATCGTCTGATGATGTTGCTGCCTATGTAGATACTAATACTGAGGTTATTAGATTGGTGCCTTTTGCTACTGAGGAATATTCTTCGGTAATGCAAGATGAAGCCACCATCTATTTGCGATTGACACCTTTCGCATATGAACTATATAAAATTTATGACCTGATAGCATCTCTTGGTCAGATGCGTTGGAAGGATAGTCTCGCATACAACCGATATTTTAGTAAAATGCTTGAGTTGAAATATTCCGCGTCTATCCTTTTCAGAAGGTGGTGGTCTAAAGTTGATTGAACTGGTCAAAGGGACTGTTGAGCATGTACCCGTAAATGTGCGTGATCGCCTAGGTGAGTTGACTGATCTTGATGGTACTGCTCCTAAGTTTTGGGTACGTCGGGAATCAGATAAAGAGATTGTCATTGCTGAGACCAATGCTGATCTTACTGTACCTGCTGGTATGACAGCTCACTGTCTGATTGATACTACCGATGTAGACATCATACCCGATCGTTATGAACTGCTTGTTAAATTTACACTCTTGCCCGAGACTCCCGTACTTGGGCCATTCGATTTCCTAGTTATATCTTAATGTACGAATTCACTGATCTTAGCAAAGACAAGTTCTTCGAGCTTATCGAGTATGTACCTCACTCGATAGGTCAGGCTTCCTATCATAAGTCGAAAGCTAAGAGAAGAATCCCCTGCTGTGGACGCCGTTGGGGTAAGTCTCTCGCTTGCGGTAGTGATATGGCTTTTGAGATTCTTAAGCCTGATGCATGGTATTGGATTGTAGGCCCGACGTATAAACTTGCTGAGAAGGAGTTTCGTGTTATTCACGATATCTACACTCGCAGATTGGGTCTTACGAAGAATCTTAAGATTTCTTATAATGTTGAGCAAGGCCATATGCGGATCAAGTTCCCCTGGAATACAGTATTGCAATGCGCTTCTGCTACTAATCCAGACTCTCTATTGGGTGAGGGTTTGGATGGTGTAATTATGTCTGAGGCTGCTAGGCATACACAAGAAACATGGGAAATGTATATCGAGCCGGCTTTGTCTGATAAAGATGGTTTTGCTGATTTTCCATCTACACCGCAAGGCTTTAACTGGTATCAAGGTCTATGGCAACTTGGTCAAGACCCATCTATGCGTCAATACGAATCTTGGCGCTTTCCTACTTGGGAAAATGCTGCGCGTTATCCTGGTGGTAAGTACAATCCGAAGTTGCTTGCTATTAAGGCTACTGTATCTCGTGCATTCTGGAAACAAGAGTATGCTGCTGAGTTCACTTCGTTTGAAGGGCAGATATATGAAGAGTTCGATCAAGTCATTCACGTTAAACAGATTGACTACCAACCCTCTTGGTCAAACTATTGGGTTTTCGACTGGGGATTCAATGATCCCTTGGTCTGTTTGGACATCATGGTGGACCCATCCGACAACGTATACGTCTGGCGCGAATATCAAGTGCGTCACCTTTCCACATGGGATCACGCCATTGTATTGAAGAATCGAGAGAATCCACCTCAGTACCATGTTGATGCAATGTTTGGTGATCCTTCTGGTGCTGATGAGATTGCAACTATGGCTATTCATTTTGGGCCTATCGTTGCTAGGTCTAGGGAAGTACCCTGGAATCGTGGTATTGAAGCTGTCAAGCGTAAGCTACAACTACAGCCTGATGGTAGACCACAACTATATATAGATCCCTCATGTGCTAACCTTATTAGACAAATGCAGGCTCTCCAATATAAGCCTTCTAAGAATGGAATGAATGCTAAGGAAGGACAAGTTGATCGTGACGATCATGGTCCTGATGCTCTTAGATATTTCCATGCTGAATACTTTGTTCTTGGAGCCGGAACGAGTCTGAGTACCGTCTACAATGCCCCCCAACTTGGTTCTGAGGGAGAATCCTACTTCACAATGAAAAAAGGTATAACATTGGATGATAGAGTAGGTTATTAGGTTGGCAGGACTAAGACAGATACTCACACCGCGAAAGTACCGTTCAGGTACTTCTCTTGTTTCTACGGGTGCTGTAGATGCACCCAAGGAAAGTGAACAAGAAAAGGGTTCTTCTATAGCTGCACCAATACGGGAAATCGTCCCTGAATTGTCTACGAAGAGACAAGAGCTTCGTACCTATTATCAGATGTCGAATTTCCACGCAGCTAGTAGAGCTTCTCTTAGGTCTGTTAAATCGTCCATCATGGGTGCAGAGTATTACATGGAACCAGCATCCGACGATGATGAGGACCAACTCATTTCAGAGTTCGCTATGTTTAATCTCATGGAAGCATGTTCAAATCCTTGGCTTATAAATCTACAGCGAATATGTAAATTTGTAGACAATGGATCAAGTGTATTTGAAACTGTTTTCGAGGTAAGGGATTGGGCACCTAAGCGTAAGGGTGCTAATCATAAGAAGTACAATATGCTTCGTAAGCTTGCTCCAAGACCACTATCGTCAATAAAGCAATTTGTATACGACGACAATGGTGGCCCTGTGGAGATTGTCCAGCAAGCTATCCGCAAAGACGGTAAGATAGACGAAATAACTATTCCTATCCAGAAGGCAATTGTATTTCCGAATGAGGATGATACAGGGGATCTTTATGGTAAGAGTATGCTCCGATCAGCGTATCCTCATTACTATTATATTCAGCATCTTTATAAAGTAGATGCGATCCAGAAAGAACGTCATGGTATCGGCGTACCTAAAGCTAAGATACCGCCGGGAATTAAAGAAGCTGACAAACTAGCTGCACTAGAGCTAGTTAAGAATATCCGCACGAATGAACATGCAGGTGTACTTGAACCTCTAGGTTACGAGTTTGTGTTTATGGATTTGCCTGGTCAGTTGGTCAATGCAATTGATTCAGTCAATCATCATAACGCGATGATTATGCTTAACGTACTCGCAGAGTTTCTCATTGCGGGTATAAGTGAGGGAGGCGCAAGAGCTACATCTGCATCGCAGCAGGATATCTTTATGAAGGCTAATAGAGCATTGGCTAGTATTATCTGTGACTCTATTAATATGTATCTCATTCCCTGGATCGTAGGGTATAACTTCGATACAGACAGGTATCCTAAGTTGGGTGTAAGGAATCTAGGCGATACGCGCGATCAGCAGCAATTCGCAGCGGGTCTAGCTAATTTGGTTGATAAGAACATCATTACTCCTGATATGGATACTGAGCAGTATACTCGTAAGCTTTGGCAGATGCCGCGTAAGCTTGAGCCAAGACCTGCATTCTCAGATGCTGATGTTAAGAAGATATGGAATGTATCTGAAAAGGTTGGAGAAAACGCAGGTGGTCAAAATGGTGGTGGAACTTCTACCACTAATACGCGGGCAGACCGTGGCGGTAATATGGGCAAAGGAAATAACGTAAGTTAATGCCCTGGATAGTTAAACAGAGTAGTGAATGTCCTCCAGATAAACCTTGGGGAGTCTTTAACCAAAAGACAGGAAGAAAGGTAGCGTGTCATGCTACGGAGTCTAGTGCTAAATCACAGCAGAAAGCTCTGTATGCAAACGTACCGGAAAGTAGGAAAATGGGTGAACTAATCTCATACGTCAAGCCTATGAGGTTTGCCGAGTTTAAAGACAATCTTCTTTGGCTTGAAGCACTACCCGCAAGGGAATATCAAACAATGCAGTATGGCGAGGTTGTTGTAACGCCGGATAAGCTTAACAACTTTGTCAAGAACTTCCACAACAATGTTCGTGGTCAGGAGATAGCTACAGACTACGAACATGGTTTGGACGTATCGAAAGGTAATAAAGCATCTGGTTGGATGCGAGAAGTTGAAGTAAGAGGCGATTCACTTTGGTTGGGTATTGAACCCACTCCCACAGCTAAAAAGGAAATAGAAGATGATGAATGGAAATACTTCTCTTTGGATTGGGAGGATCTATGGCCTGATAACGATGGTTTGATTCATCGTGATGTTATCGTAGGTGGAGGATTTACGAACAGGCCAATCGCCAAGAATATTATGCCTATCAACTTCTCAGAACTCTATGATGAGAAAGAAGGAGGCAAATTGGATACTGAAGTAAAGAACGAACATGCAGCAGAAGAACATGCAGAGCCAGGTGGAGGGGAACCTGATCCTCAGACTAATCCTGATGATTCTGCTGGTGACAGACATCTAACTGTCCCTGGTAATAGTGATAAGGTAGATGAGGAAGGACGGCCACAGACCAATACGAAAGAGGATGACGTGAATGAGAATGAGAAGGATCTAGACGCAAAGTTGCGAGAAACTCTTGGTCTTGCTGAGGATGCAGATATTGTCAAGGCCGTAGATGATTTGAAGGAAGAAGTTGGTCCTCTTAGGGAAGTTGCAAAGCAGTTCTCAGAGACTAAGAAGTTCTCTGAGGCATTTCCTGAGCAGGCTAGGGAATTGGCAGAGATGCGTCGTGAGCGACTTGAAAGCAAAGCTATTAAGTTTAGTGAGGAAGTTGGTCAGGTTAAGATTGGTCCAGAGGGTAAGCACCAGTTTAGTCAGTTGGTTCTCGAAAAGATTGCCAATACGCATAAGAAGTTCTCTGAGGGTAGTGGAACAGTTGTAGACCTTGAGGATCTTCTCAAGTCGATTGGTGATGATAAGGCAATCATCGAGATTGGTGAGAGGGGTACTAGGGAAGAGGATAAGTCTATCACGTTTCGAGAGACGGATAATCCTCGAATGGCATTTAGTGAGGCCGTAAAGAGTGTTATGAATGAGGATAACCTTGAATACGACGCAGCAGTTAAGGTCGCAGGAGAGAAGTATCCCGAATTGGCAGAAGCCTATTTCCGCACAACCGTAAGAGCATAAAGGAGGGTAGTTAATGCCTATTCGATCGCAGAACTTCGTACTTGCAAAAGGATACCCTGTTGCGGCCGCTATCACTAAGAAGCGAGCAGTTAAGTTTGTTGGTGATGGTACGCAGAAGGTAACTCCGGTTACAGCAGAAGGTGATATGGTTATCGGAGTAGCCTTGTTCAGCGTAAGTGCTGCTGAGTTCGCAAAGGGTAAGAAAGCATCTGTTATGACAGAAGGTCGAGTTGTAATGGAAAGTGCTGGAGCAATTTCAGAAGGTGCCGCAGTTGGTATTGATGGTACAGGTAAGGCAATTGCTGCCAACACTGGTGCTAGGTTCATTGGCATTTGTGATGAACCTTGTACTGGTTCTGGTCAAGATGTCGGTGTCCACCTCGATATCAGTCCTGGCCCAGTTTCGGCCTAACGGAAAGGAGGGAATAAATGTATGATCCTGGTGATCTCCAGGTATTTGATCCCATCCTGTCCGGTTTCTCGGTTGGGTTCAAACCGCAGAATCTCTATGGTGAAAGGCTATTGCCGATTACCAGAGTGAATACACGCAATGGTCGTTATCGTGTATTCGATAGAAGTAACTGGATGCGTGCAGCATTCGCACATCGTGCCCCTGGTACGGTTGCGAATGAGATTTCTGGACGCAAGTGGAGTGAAGATACGTTTCTCGTTAAAGAATACTCACTCCAGTCTCCAGTATACGATGAAGAAGAAGAGGAACTCAATAGTCCAGGTGGGGTTGGTCAGACTAATCTCGGCGGTGCATTGGACATTGATCCTCATAGGGATGCAACGGAACTTGTTACTCGCGCATTGCTGTTGGAGCATGAGTCACAGGTAGCTACACTTATCCGCAATGCATCTAACTACACAGGTGGTAACACCGTTACGTTGTCAGGTGCTTCTAAGTGGTCTGACTACACCGGCGGTGTTTCTTCAACAAGTGATCCAGTCGCTAACTTGCGAACAGCGGCACAGACTATCTATAAGGCAACTGGTCAGTGGCCTAATACGTTGGTCATTCCGTTCGATGCAGTTGGTGTGATTGAGAACCATCCTAGGGTTGTTGCTAGGTACACGTACACATCAGTGTTTAATGCTGATGCATGGCGCGCTATCTTGGGACTTCCCGAAGGTGTAGCTCAGGCAATGAATGTATTTGTTGTAGACTCAAAGGAGAATACAGCAGATAACATTGACGCTACGGAATCCATTGCATCGTTCTGGGGACAGGACGTTTGGATGGGTATTGTCGATAATAGCGATGGTATGAATATTCAGACATTCGGTAAGACGTTTGCACGTCCTTATCCGAATGGTGATATTCGACCGACTGATAGGTGGCGCGAGGAAGGTCGCAAGACTGATGTTGTTCGCGTTAGCTATCGGTTCGACTTGAAGATCGTCAATAACCTCGCTGGTTATCTTATCAAGACCGCTGTTGCAGCCGTCTAAGGAAGGAGGATATCTAAATGGCGTATGCACTTGCACGAATTCAGATTGGTGCCGAGGTTGAGAGTTTGGAAGGTATGCAGCCTGGTGGTGTAGGTACCATTCATAAGCGGCTGTATAAGGAAATCGGCGATAAAGTAACTCCTGCTGATTTGGGATTGGATGGAGAGGATGATCCTGAATGGCAGGGGCTTCATGCCGAAGGTGTATTGAGTGATACAGCGCCTCCTGATGGTTGGAAGTGGGAAGATGAATCACTTAATACGTTTCAGACTCGTCAGGCCGTAGAGCAGTTGGAAGCTGTTACCGCAACTGGACAGCAGGCTAAGGTTCAGAGCGGTGGCAAGAAATCAACTAAGGACGAAGGGTAGTAACTAGATGGCACTTGCCACTCTTGATGATGTAAATATGTTCCTCCCAACTGATAAGTTGGAAATGGAAGCACCTATACTCGACCTAAAGGGTGTAGATGCACAACGCATCATTAGGGGATACTTGGCAAGTGTCTATAGTGCTACAACACTTGCTGGATGGACCGACCCGACGGAAACAGATCCTCTAGTTGTAGGATATGTTCCACAATTGATTAGGGCAATTGCGGGTCGGTTCATCGCAGCATTCTATTATCGTGAACGGTATAGCGAAGATTCACTAGAGAATCCACAATACGCGCAAGGTCTGTATGATGAAGCAATGGCCTTGCTTATGGGAATCATCAATGGTACCATCGTACTTGATGATGTAGTCGAGGAACCTGAAACATCAACCTCACTAACATCAGCAGATTTCTGGCCTAATGATACCGATGCTGGTCCGATGTTCTCGGTTGACGATAAGTTGTTCAGCGTCGAGCCTGGTAGAACTGGACTAGGGGTTAAAGTAGATGCCTAGCAGACCGTTTGGGATTAATATACGTCCTAGCGGAAAGGCTGGATGGGATGATGAACGTAATCCCATCATGGCAGCTCACGATATAAGTATTGCCGAATCTGAATTGACAAGATTTGCAGTACCTCTTGATGCAGCACGACATATCATTGCTCAGAATATCCAAGAGCATTTCGATAACCAAGAAGATTATGACAATATGCCTTGGCAGCAATGGTCTGAGAGCTATGAAGCGCGTCAAGAAAATCTAGGAGATATCCTTCAACGTACATATGAGCTAGAATATGCTGCTACTGATCCTAATAACTTTGAAGTTATCAGTGGATCGGTTAGTGCAGGTTCATATGGTGGCGGAGAAGTAGCAATGGTTGGCTCTAGTCTACCTCCATACTGGATATACCACGAAGAGGGTATACCAAGTAGAAAGACAGGCGCTCTACCTAAAAGAGCATTTGCCGGACTTGATACTCGCGGTGAAGAGCAGCTATTCGCAGTTTTTGATAGATGGGTAGAGGGTACGCTACTTAGGATGGTTGGTTCAGGAACTAGAACACAGATGCTAGTTAGGACTCCTAGTGGTGGTACTTCGTTTGGTCCGATGGTTGGCTAATGGCAGAGTATTTTAAGGAACCGGAACAGGTACTCGATTATGTCCATGAATACATTGAAGATAGATCAGGAGAATTGGGACTTGCATTTGTTGGATATGGTGAAGAAAGGCTGATTCCAGAATATCCAGCTATACTGATAACCGCTGGACCTGTTTTGAGAGAAATCCACGGTACGCACACGTTCCAAATGACATTCGTTCTAGAAATGTGGATATACCATGCAAAGCTTTCAGAGAGTCACAGAATAAGAACGAGAGAGGATCTGCTGCTTGTAACAGCAGTAAGAAACGCGATGCATGATAACCTTCGACTATTTGCGGATTACCCAACGAACATAGATCCGCAAATAATCTTTGGTCATGTATCCGCAGAAGATCCAGCTTTTATCAATAGAGGTAGAGGGGAAGCCGTAGTGGGATCAAGAATAATGTGGACTGGACTCAGCCAAACGAGATTTAAATAGGAGGGTAGATGAGCCTTACCGTAAAAGTAACGAACAAAGCCTTTCCAGACGATCATGTTTTTTCGATCAGTAGTATGGGAAACTTTACAAATGGAAAGGCTAGAGAAATAACGAAAGAGGAAGAACAGGCTTTCGTTGATGAGAGAGGCATTCCAGTGAGGGATGCATTGAGTGGAGAAGGTTTTGATGTATCGGGAACCGCAACTGCAAAGGTTCCTGAATCAGATGAGGAAACTGCAACTACTACCGAGAAAGATAAGGAAGGTGGTGAAAGCTAATGCCTGTTGGACTTGGTGGTGGTGGCGCAGTTGGAATTGCAATTGAGACAACTATGGGTACGTTCGTAGATCCGACTGTATGGGTACCCATCATTTCAGAAGAGTTTCGATACGTTGAAGATAGATACTTTTCGCCGCAGCTTCGTCAGCAGGTAATGGTATCTGATGTTAAGCAGGGTTTCTATCACATCGAAGGTACAATCAACTTTGAGGTAGATACTCACTTCTTGCCATACTTCTTGTATGCATCACGTCATACCGTTACTAAGACAGGTACAGGGCCATACGTATATAAGGCAGTTCCGAACAAAATGGCCTCTGTGGGCGCTCCTGCAAAGTCACTCTCTATTGGCATCATCCGTAATGACGTTCTATGGGGATATGCAGGTTGCGTAGTTGGTCAATATGAATTCACTATTGAAGATGGTGTTCTTAGATGTAACATGAATATGCTTGGTCTATCGGAGAGTACACCTGCTGGACCTTGGACGCCTACATGGAGTGATCCTGATTTGTTGGGTGCAGATGCACATGCAATATTCGTAGCATCCGACTTCGGTGCTGCACCTACGTTTGCTGCTGCATCTACTGACTTCAATGGTATGACTATGACAGTCAACCATAATCCTACTGCTGAGAATCGTATCAAGAAGGATAGGGCTGCAAGTTACATCGCATTCCATGAAACAGAAATCGGATTCAACACTGAACTCGATTTCATCAACAAAACCGAGTATAACAACTTCATCAATACCACTCAGCGCGGAATCAAGATGGAATCCACGCAGGGTGCAACGACCTACGCATCGTCCACTGTGGATGCTGTTAAAGTCCAGCTTAACCGATTCGCGTATGAGACATATGAGGTTGATCTTCCTGGTCTTGGCGATATCGTAATGGCTGGTGTAACTGGTCGAGGTTTGGCAGTATCAGGTGGGGACGCATACGAACTCCATTGCAAATCGGTAACTAATATTACATAGTAAGGGGGTGTAACAATGTTGAGGGAAACTGAGGAACCTACTCCAGAGGAACCTACGCCGGAACCAGAACCAGAACCTAGCGACGAATAATCATCTACCGGGAGCAAGTAATCTAATAGATTCACCCTAATAGCTTACTTAAGGAGAAAAGCTATGCCCAAAGCAACATATACGAATGAAGCAGTACGAAAGGAACTTCGTACTTGCGAAGGTGGCTATGTCGAACTCAGGCAGTTGTCATTCGATGAAATGCTTGAACGTCGAGACAAAGCCATGCAAATGAGTATCGAACAGAAGCCTGGTAATAAGAGTAAGCAGGAAACCTCTAAAGTAATATTTGAGTCGGCAATGCAATGGACTCGATTCTTTGAATTCTCACACTGTATCGTAGATCATAACCTCGAAGATGACCAGGGCGGAAAACTAAACTTTGGTAACGTAATGACGCTTAAAGTTCTTGATCCGAAGATTGGACAAGAGATTGAGCGTTACATCGAGGAAATGAATCAAGAGGATGATGAGGAAGAATTGGAAAATTTTACCAATCTGCTCTCCTCGTCCTCCAAGACAGAACAGAGCATTCCGAGTACCACTACGGACCCAGGTTAACTAAAGAGGTTAACCAATGGATTCGGATAACCCGTCTGTGTGAGACATTTCATGTTCTACCACACGCAGGCGGGTTATTCGACCAACCAGGTTCCGTAGTCGTTCGGCTGGAAAAGATTAAGATAGCGGATAATGTTGTTGAAGAAGCAGAAGATAAGAAAGCAAACGCTAAAGCGGAAGCCGAAGCGCGGTTAGATAAGAGGTTAGAGCAACGTGGCGTTGAGAGCTAGAGAACTCTATTACTTCGTAAGAGTAGGCAACTTTGCCACTAGACCCTTGCGCGCGTTGCAAGCAGATTTTCATAAGCTAGGTGCCGCTGGCGACCAAGCGGCTGCTAGACTTGAAAGATTGAATATTCAGCAGAAGCGTTTGCAAGCACAGCAGAAACGAATGGTAGCCCGTGCTTTGAGTCCAGTAGGGGATCTTCGTAATGCACAGGCTGTACAAGCTGCAATGTCTAGGCAAGTAGCCTTACAGAGTCGTTTGAGAAACTCCGCTCTGGAACGCAGTAAGGTAGATACTGCGATCTATAAAAATCAAACAACACAACTTGACCTTCAACATAGATTAGAGGTTGCACAGAGACGGCTCAATTCATTGAAAGAAGAGGATCTTGCCACTGAAAGAGGTATAACGGCTGCGCATCGTGTCAATATGCTAACTCGACAATTGACAGGTGCACAAATGGCTGGTGGTGATCTTGCCGGACGGTTCAAAGTTCTTGATAGTGCAGCAATAAATGTTAGAAACCAGATAAAAGGTGTAGAGTTAGAGTTGCAAAGACTTGCTGCTAGTGAGGAAATGGCATCAGCTGAAACAACTCATTTAATCAGACAGCTTAATATCCTTGGGATGCAGCTAGCCGAGGTAGAAGCAGAACAGCGTGCTGTTAATGCTTCTATGAAACAACAGAAGTGGGATCGAATTGCTTTACGAGCCAGAGCGATGTCCGATTTCGGTAGATCGGCGCAATATGCAGGTGCATTAACTGTTATTGCATTCGGCCTTATGGGAAGAGCAGCAATGAAGTTTAATGAGCAGGTAACTCTTGCTGCTACCCAGGTTGGAAATAATTTCCAAGAAGTACAAAGAGTTACTGATGTAACATCGAAGGCAATCCTCGATCAGATGTTAAGATTCCCTGCTAGTGCCGATGAAATGGCGAAAGCATCATATCAGATCTTTTCGTCATTGACCCTACAGGGTAATGCATCAGAACAAGCAGCACAGGGAATGGGTATCCTTGAAATGGCTAACAAGGCTGCTGTTGCAGGATTGGCTCCGCTAGAAGATGTTACAAGTGCAATGATTGTTATATTGAACCAGTTTGCCAAAGCAGGTAAAAATGCAGCAGTTGATACTAGTACTCTAGAGGATAAACTAAATACTGCATTTGCTGCTGTCCGATTTGGACAAATGACTTTTGCTCAATTTACAGCTACACTAGCTCAGGCTTCTCCAGCGGCTAAAGCATTTGGTCAAACCTTTGAAGAAATGTCTGGTACATTGGCATTCCTATCTCGTCATATGCCAGCAAAACAGGCTGCGGTTTCATTTGCGCGCCTAACAGAAGTTTTGCAACGAGCAGAAGAAGGACTTAAGAAACATCACATAAGTATTCGTAATGCTGCGGGTGACTATAGACCACTCCATGAGATTCTTGGTCAAATAGCTCACGATTTTCCCGAGGTAGCCAAAAACAGAAGATCACTTCTTCTATTCATTAAGGATATTACAAAGGGAACGGCTGGGGCTACAGGTATAGCTGGTACAGCACAGGCTCGTAGAGGATTACAGCCTCTCTTGCGGCAGTTTATCCAGTACAATGCTCTGCGTAAGAGTGTCATCAAGGACAATGGAGAATTTCTAAAGTCACTTAAGTCTCTCCGGGCTACGCCTGAGCAGAAATGGAAATTGTTTGTAAATCAGTTGCATGTACTAGCTATCACTGTCGGCGCAGAGGTTATCCCGGCTATGATGCAAATTATAGGTGGTTTGCAAAAAGCTGTTCATTGGTTTAATAGCTTGGATCAAAGCACGAAACATGCAATTGCTACTGTTGGAATTTGGGGCGGTGTAGCACTTCTCGTAGGTGGAACACTAGCCGTTATTGGCGGTACGGTTATGCGTTTAGCGGCACAGTTCCGATGGTTCGAGAAGGCTATCTTTAGCAACAAGACTGTATTGAAACTCTTGGCGGGTGAGGCTGGTTCCGCCACTACCAGACTTGCTATCATGCTTGGTGTTTTTCCAGCATTGATCTATCTTATGATTCGATTCCATGACCAAGTGATTAAAGTAATCAAGGTACTGAATGAGCTAGGGAATAAAGTCGGCGGTACAGGCAATATCCTACAAATAGTTTTTGGGACTCTACTTCTATCCAAACTGATTAGGATAGGAGCGGGAATACCAGTTCTCGTGAGATTGGCCGGAGCTATGTTTGGAGTAAGAACAGCAGCAGTAGCGGCGACTCCTAAAGTAGCGGGACTTTTGCGTTTGCTACAATACCTAAAAACGATCGGACCTATTGCTATTGTAGTAACGGTTGCTATCGTTGCTGATAAGCTAAGAGATATGGAAAAGAGGCCAAGAAATTGGCTCCAAAAGCATCTTCCATTCTTGCGTTCTATAGATAAATTCGCCGATAAGTTTACACCTGATTTCCTTGACTCTGAAAAGACTAGAACCGCTAGAGCTATGTCGGAACGAGAACAAAAGAATCTGAAATCAATGCATCGTAAGGTAGCCAAGGGATTTATGACTCTATATCAGGGTCATATGTATCGGTGGACTGGTAGTAAATGGATGCAGATAACTCCAAAACAAGCGATAGCTCTTGGTCGTAAAGATCAGATTGCTGCGGATCAAAAATTAAATAGACAAGCCATTCTTCATGCAACAAGAGTTGCTAAGGCTTTGAAACTATCGAACCGTTCAAGAGAGCAATGGATCAAACTTGCTATCAGAGCAAATAAGGCAGCAGCAAAAGATCCTTCTAATCTCGCAAAACAAATACGCGCTGCCCAAATAATGAACGAAATTCAAAGTAGATATAAGGGCGCAGAATTGGAAGGCATCCAAGCTGTTATAAATGCCGATAACAAGGCTACAAAGAAACGTATAAAGAATGCTCAAGATATTCGTCAGGAAGCTATAGATAACATGCGCCAGGTGTATGACGAATTTCAGCAGCAGAACGAAGCAGCATTTGGCTCAATAACAGAAGGTGTTAGAGCGCAGAATGCTATGCAATTTGGTGGCATTCCTACGGGTAGAGATTTGCTGGGAGATATACGTGACCAAGTTAAGAACTTCGAGCGTTGGAGGAATGAACTTGGTAAGGTAGCTGGTAGAGTACCTGAGAAGTTGGTTAAGCAATTGCGAGAAGCTGGTCCGTCTGCGGAACCTATACTTCGCGGTATCTTGAAAATGACTCCTAAACAGTTGAAAGAATACGTGCGGCTGTGGAAGCGGGGTCAGGAGGATATCAAGAAGGCCACAGTGGTTGATTTCAATAACCAATTGGTTCAATGGCGTAGGCATGGTCGTAAAGCTGCTCTACAGTTTATGCGGGGAATGAAAGATGAAGGGTCTTATATCAATAAGGAAATGAAACGTATATTCCTTAACTGGCTGCACGGCGGTAAGGGTGGATTGAAGCCGGATGCTGTTTCTAATAGACCGAATAGGAATCCTCGCAATAGTAGAAATCTAACGGTACATCATACCGAGAATATCCACGTCCACAATAACAAAGAGGACTTGTCTACTACACTCCGCAAGACTAGACTTCATCAGAAGAATCGTAGGGCTAATCGACTCAATTGGGGAGTCGTATAAATGCTTGAAGATAACGGCGTACAGTTTACCAATCTAAATGGTCAAACCGTATCCTTCAATAATGCAACATGGCCTTTGAAAGAATTTGAAGTTGAAGGTACAATGAAGGCTAACCGCGTAGATAGGATGCAAGAGCCTGGTGAATGGCCTACCAGAACTATCCAGGGTGCAACATTGATCCACTGTGGAGGGGATCTACTACTTAGTACGGCTTCTGCATATATCGCTGAACGTATAAGAGTTTTGAACATACTTGTGCCTCCTGGTGTAATCAATGATGAGCGTCCTAGTGGAGTGTTGACTATTACATATACCGATCTTGAACCCATGATAGCCGATGTCGCTCTTGATGATTACCCACAGTTGCCAATGAAAGCTTTGTATCCGAGTGTAACTGAATTCTCAATCACTTTTCGCAACTTCTCCGGTATCTTCGTCGGACGAAACTCGGGACGATTCTACAATATCTAATGGCAGAGTGGATTGTAATACACAAAGATGAGAATAACGTACTTGATAGTGTAAGACCACTTAATCTCGAATTCGGCCTGGTGCTAAAAGATGCCAGCGATATATCATATGACGTATCACTGGCTCATCCTACAATGCGATGGGGATTCGTCGGGCCGAAAAGATCAACCTATGAATTGTACCGTGATGGGTCTTTGATAACGGCAGGCATTCACTCTATGGTTAACACCAAAAAGGGTGAAGAAGTCTTGCATGTTCAAGGCAAATCATGGATGTGGTATTTACAGAATAGACATTACCCATTTGATCCGCTAGCACCTAATACATTCCTCGGTGGTACAGCAGTAGAGGATGCTGGTATTGCGTATCAGAGAATTGGTACTCCTTGGAGTATTATTCAAGATATGTTTGACGCTATCTTTGCTAGACCTCACGGTAATCCATTCGGGCTAGAGACATTACTTGATGTATTCTCATTTGTGAGTCCTAATGTTGGATTTCGACTTGAATTGGGAGATACACAAAGTATCTACGATATTATGCTAACGCTATCAGAATCAGAACTTGCAGGATTCGATTTTTGGGATTCACCAGATAAAGTGATACACGTTGAAAATCCTGAGAGATTCCCCGAGGAAGCAAGAACTGATCCTAACTCATGTAACTGGGTTCTGGATGGTTATATCCATCCTACACCATTTATCGATGCAGAGTTTGAGAATACTGGACCTGAAATGACCCATATACTTGGTTTGGGTAGTGGTACAGCTACTCGTATAGGCAGAGCATATGGTGATGAACAAACTCAGGCTAGGTTTGGTAGATGGGATGGTACAGTAGATTTTGCAGAAACAATGAATCAGGATCAGCTTGCAAGAAAGACTAAGATTCATTTCTCAAAAGCTGCATATCCCGCTAGGCATATAGGGCTAACTGTAGATGTCGAAAATATACCAGACTTTTATTTCAATTTTTATCCGGGTGCAGCTATATGGGTACGAGAGAACTGGGAATCTAATAGCTCAAACAATGGATATGTCATTCGACGAATGACTGTCAAAGTGAGCAATCAGGGAGATGAGGTTTGTGAGTTGGATCTAGAGGAAATTAATCAGAGTGGATTGTTTGGCGGTGTTCAGGGATGACGGTTAATAGAGGCGCACCTAGGCGTAGAGATATATGGGATGATATAGATGCTCTAAGTCGCCAGGTAAATCTACGCCTAGACGAACATAAGAAGATGATGAAGGTTCCTACTCTTCCCAAGTACCATCACCAACATTTCCCTGATGATGCTGTAGATGGGCAAACAGTTAGAGACGTTAATAATCCAGAGACTTTTTGGGTATTCCAAGAAGGCCATATAAATCCCAAGAATGATCTAGAATGGTGGCAGATTCCAGCAGATCAAAGACCTAATCTAGATTATGGTGTGATGCAAATGTTTGTCGCACCAACTCCGCCTGGATATCTTAGTACAGCAGGAGTCGATGGTTTTGGTAATCTTGTAACATCAGCAATTGGTCCTGCTGAACCATTTGAATACTATACCCTTGGTGGAACATCTTTTGCGCCACCATTTACCACTGGCTTAGTCACAGTACCTACCTGGGGCGGTCCTCTAAATGTTTATCCTCTTATGGGGGTTCTCGATAAGGGTACATACATCATCAATGCTCACGCACATATCTCCGCCGTAAATGGTACTGATACAGAAGAAGTTTTCCCCGATGGGCCATATAGATGGTATTTAAATATGGCTATTATGGCAGAGGATACTGGTCTAATAGCAGGACAAAATTTCCCCCTAATAAGAAATGTAGAATACACTACGGGTAATTTCAGCACAACAAAGATTATGTGTGTAGATGAGGACAAAGCACCAGCATTTGTAGTTCTAGAAGCAGCACATACATTTGGTGGTACTCTATCATTTGAGTGGACTCTAACTGGTATTAGCGTTCACAGTCTTTCTTTGGAGACTTAGATAGGGGAAGTGGAATGGATGAACAGGAGTATCCTAGCCTATATCCTGTTAGTAGCCGCTACAGCCGCCGCTGTGGGGGTGGTAGATCATAGAGCAAGAAACAAACTAGAAGAAAAGGTAGTGACAATTGAGAGTATAGTCAAAGGTGCAAAAGGTATCCCAGGCTTGCAAGGTATTCCAGGCCCGAGAGGTCCTATAGGACCCAAAGGTGCAACTGGTAAAACAGGTGCAAAGGGTGACAAAGGAAGCAAAGGAGATAACGGTAAGTCAATTATTGGACCTAGAGGTATTAGAGGACCAATTGGACCTAGAGGACCTGTTGGACCAAAGGGAGAGTCAGGAGTAATACGTACTGTGACTGTAACACTAACCCGAACAGTAACCGTTATTATACCTCCTGGTGCTCCAACACCTACAGTACCACCACCATCAGGACAATGCCCAACTAAACCTAAGAAACCGAAACCTCCTAACCCACCATGCAAACCCGACTAGTTTATGAAGCATGTTCGATTTCGACGAACAATGGCCTAGAATTGTCAAAGTATGCGGTTTACTCATTGCCATTTGGGAAACTGTTGTTGACGAGGTAGATCGGCCTTCATTGCTTATCCTAGCTGCTGGCATGATGGGACTCGATTATGTTAGAAGGGCAGTAACTTCGAGTGGGTCGAAAGGAAGTAAAAATGGAAAATGAGGCACTGGTTGAGTAGTCACCGAGTTTTGCTGGGTTTGACCACTTATATAGCTATTATCCTAACCATATTCTTTATGGTCTATTTGTCAGGACATTAATGCCCCACAGAAATAGAGTAAATCCGTACCCTGAACATACCTGGCTGCGTTTTGTCTGGAATGTCTACAATCTTTTAGTCTATCAATTCGCGCGGTATGCAATAATGGCATGGATCATTCTCGTATTTGCTGTAGCTATAGGGTTCAGCAAAATAAGTCAGAATGCGGCGACAGCCAAAAAGATTGCCAAAGAAAATCATCGCCTTGCAGTACAGAATAGAAAACGAATAAAAGAGAATAGGGATCTTCTAGAGAAAATCCAGCAATCACGGGTTTCATCGTGCGTCCAAACTTACGGTAGTTTTACAGAGATACTTCTTGATCCTCAGATTAATCCGCGTAGTCATACCGAACAGGAGAAGGCTATTATTAAAAAATTTAAAAGAGTTGTTCATAACAAACAGGAGAACTGCATTAAGCAGACAGGTTTAGGAGGACCATGAAACTATCACTTACTAGTCCTCATACCAAAGGACCAGAAGTAACCAAGCTCCAAGAGGCACTTAAGATAAGGAAATGGTTACAGGGTCTAGTAGATGGGGAATTTGGCCCTGATACAGCGAGGGCTGTTTATAGAGGTAAGTATTGGCTGGGTTATAGAAAGCCTGACCAACGTGCGGGTGATTTGTTTATGAGTTATCTCACGGGGGAAAAGAAACCTACCCCGTTGATGAAAACTAGAATTGCTAATAGGAAACGCATAGCCAAGAACAAGCCTGTACGTTTGAAGATGTGGGAAGAAGCGCAAAAATGGATAGGTACCAAGGAAAGTCCGTTCGGTTCCAATAGAGTTAAGTTCTCTCTATGGTATGGAGTCATCGGACCTTGGTGTGCAATGTTCGTAACATGGTGTGCGACAGTAGCTAAAAGTAGGGCATTCAGGAGAGGAAAGAATTACGCCTACTGTCCATATATTGTAGATGATGCCAGAGCAGGCAGAAACTACCTTACAATTACATACTTCCCTCAGACGGGTAATCTTGCGCTCTTTGATTGGGACAATGATGGTAAAGCAGATCATATAGAGTTCTTTGGTAACTGGACGAGGATACCTGGGCAATTTACCACAGTCGGCGGAAATACAGGTCATAGTAATGCATCCAATGGTGGAGAGGTTTTGCCTATGACGAGGAACAAGTCAGATGTAATCTGTTTCGTGAATGTAGGTAAATAGTGGACATCAAAAGTGAACTTGATCTTGCGGTAGCATCACTAAAGAAAACTACAAGTGGTTATACCAAGACGGGCACTACTGGTACTAACTGGTTGGAAGCATTCAAACACATAGATAACATCTATGGTTTGTTGACTCCACCGCCGCCTATGCCCAAGACTACGGTTATAGGTATTGCGACTGGTTGGGGTCCAAATACACCATCTGATCTATCTGCTGGTGAACTTGAAACATACATGCGGTTTGCAGTAGATCTAGGTGTGACAGAAGTTAGGATGGACTATTCCTATCCCAACTCCGCGCCATTCAATAGAGCCGCTATCGAGGCTAATAAGCAGGGACTTAATCTAGTTCCTCTAATGACACATCTGCGGGATGGAGTAGTAGCAGATAGCGTAGATGCTGTACTGACAAAGTTCGGAGCTAAGGTTAGTCGTATTGAGGTAGGCAACGAGGTTAACGGTAAATGGGCATGGGGAGTTACTCCCGATCCCGTTCTCTATACTTCATATCTCAAAACTGCATACACTCGTTGTGCCAAGCGTTGCCCCATAATCTTCGCAGGATTGGCACAGTATATGACAACCAACGCAGACACCATGAATGCATTGGAGTTCTATACTAAGGCTAAGAATGCTGGTGCCGTAAATTATTGCGATGGTATAGGGTGGCATCCATACTCAGATGATACAGTTAATGGTATGGGATTGAATGATGATATCTATGCACTCATGGGTAAGCCACTTTATCTAACTGAGAGTGGAGTTAGCACATACAATACTAGCGAAGAAGTCCAACGAGATAAGCTAATAGATCGAATTAAGAAGTCACAGGCAGCAGATTATATAGCCGGCTTCTATATCTATAGCTTGATGAATCATAGTGATACGCTTAATGGGAGGGAGGACAAATTCGGTATAATCAACAGGGACTTTACCAAGAAGCTAGCGTTTGACGCTATTGCGGCACTTCTATAAGGGAGAATAAATCTTGACTTGGGGACAACTACTATCAGAATTCATGCATGATGAGAAAGTTTCTGCTGCACTCCTATTGGTGTTGGTTGACCTGATAATGGGAGTACTCGCCGCATTCAAGATAGGTAACTTCCGTTTGTCCTATCTTGTAGACTTTCTCCGCAATGATATTCTGTTTAAGTTGCTACCGTATTATGTAATCTACGCCGGGGGTGTGGTTGCTGGTCACGAAAAGATCATCATACCTTGGATTGATCTAGGAGACGTAGCAGGAGCAATCTATGTAGGAATGATGGCAGCTTGGGCAGCTTCTATTGCTAACTCAGTTCTTGAACTTAAGAAGTCACCTTCTGCAAAACAAGGTGTCGAATTGGCATTGGCTGGTAATGAAAACGAAGCACCACCAAAAGCCTAACTAGAATAAAAAGGATAACCCCCCTACTTAGCGTTATCTCCTGGCGCTTGCTGTAGTAGGGGGGTTAATTTATGCTAAAGAGAATTTACTACGCACCATATGACTGGTTAACAACTCGATTCTCACCGAGAGGTAGAGGCGCGTTTAATACTTGGCTAGGTATTCTCTTTATCCTTAGCATACCGTTTCAATTCCCATACAAGAGCGCAGTTTCCCTGGTATGGGCATTGAGTATTCTTGCATTGATAGTAGGGCAACTAGGGGCTATTGGTGCAGAGACTCCCGTTCAGTCAGAGGATGATTAAACCAATTCGTCTAATTGTCTAATTATTTTGCAGTAACCTTGAGCTTCACAAGCAAACTTTAAAAAACCAGGATCACCGAATACACGCATAACATAATAACCATCAACTTTGAGAAAGACCGGAATATCGGTATCATGCTCAATTAGATTTGCGTTGGCTCCTGGTAAAGAGATCAAAAGACTATCAAGAGCATGAGGATCAGCAACTTCTACCAAAAAGTCGGTTGTTTGGATATCAGTCATTTTTCTCCTATAGGATAGCATCGACGGATAGAACTTCTATCTCTACCTGGAAGAAGTCGATATGTTCGTTTCCACCTTTGAAAGTTAGCCAATGAAGTAGATGCCTAAGTGCATCTCTTCCATGCGGAGTTCCCCTTCTATATAGCTCTAGAGTCTTTAGGCGATGGTCTGAGTAATGACCTTTGCCTACTGCTGCCTTTTGCAGTATCAACTTAATACCTGTACTCTGAGCATATAGTTTTACAACACCAATGAGCCTGGGAGGGGTTAAATCCAATCCAGCTCTGGCTCGATTTCTATACTCGAAATCTTCGCAGATAATTACATCTGGTACTACTGTTTCTAGCAATTCAGTTAGTTCTGATTCTGAAAGTTTAGCTTGTTCCCATCCTATACTAACTTTCGGTTTACGTCTTTCAGCTTCCTCTAAAGTGATCCATTCACCTTCTCTATACATATTATGTATATCACATATAGCATATCCTGTAGTACCGCCAGGATCGAGCGCCAGCGCCCGTAGCAGCCTCTCTCGCGCCGGTTCGGGGGCAGGGCTGGTAGGTCGCGGATCGCCTGGGGATTCGTCAGACGCCATTACAGCGCCGTTCTCGGGCGTTCTACCGTCAGGCGGTCATTCTCGCCTGGGCCAAGTAGACCGCCGCAATGTCGGCAATGTGTCATACCATAACCATGTGCTTTATAGGTAGTATATCTAAGCTCCAGATTACTTAGTCTATTATCACTACGATCACCATTTTTATGATGAACAGATTCTCCCGGATTTAATTCTCTCTTAAGAAAAGCTTCCATAATTAATCGATGAACTGGTTTTTGTCCATTATTTGTTTTAACAAAAACATACCCTTTTTTATCTACCCAGATAGATCCAATTAATCTACCAGCTCTCGTTGCCTCTTTTATTAACAACGGTTCATAAATAATTCTATCCCTGGGGGCATTCACAGTAGCAGCCCTAGCGCAGCACCGAGCGCAAAGCCGACGCCTAACAAGACTATTGATATTAGTGATAGTTTACCCACTTTTATATAGATATCATATCTATTGGAAGCGGGTCTATAAATCACTTGACCTACCTCGGTGATACGCCGCATTGCTGCTAGATACTCTTCCATATTTTCTTTGTTAACTGACTTTTTCATGCATTATCAATCCCTAGATACACCTGTAGATCCTCGATTCGCTTATTGGCATATCTGATTTTCTCAGAAAAGATTCTGTCTTGTCTTGCATGGTAATCCTTATCATCACCATTATGCACATTAGCTTCTATATCGTTTTCTATTCGATCCATTTCTGCGTCGATACCGAAATAGATATAAGCCTTGATGCGTTCTTTAGCTGTATGTTCTTTAGTTTCTTGTAGATTCATTAGACTGTCTCCCACATTTGTCTCAGGGCAATACTAGCCTCTTCACCTTCTGCTAGTATTCTCGATGTCCAGCAAGCTTCTCCCCATTCCCATCTTACTCTTTCTTCTATACTCAATGTATGGGTCGAAAAAATAGGTGTCTCGTATGCAATCCAACATTCATGGTGATTCCCTCCTGCTATGTACAAACGAGGACAAAACTCAATGAACATTAGGCTGCGATCCCCAATTCCATTTCGTCAAGTTCTCCCCAAGATGAGCCTACTGTAAATTCAGCTTCAAATGGGAAGTCCCAACCAATAGTTTTCTTAGGTGCTGATTCCATTACTTCTTTGACTGTATGCGCGACTTCTTCTACGTCAGACTTAGGTACGTCAAGAACAATAGAGTCATGTACGCTATTAACAACAGGAAGGCCCATGTTAACAAGCTGACGCACAGCCCACAGCGTGAGTCTACCTGCAATGTTTTGCGGAATACAGTTAATAGCTTCTCGATATACCGCGCCTTTGTTTTCATAAGTGATGAGATAAAATCTTCGTTTGTGACCAAATGGTGTTTGTACAAAAGAGTTAGCTTTAACCTCTCTAGCGACGGATTGCCTCCATCGCTTGACTCCTGGGAATTCATTGAACCACCATTTGATAAACTCTTCTCCTTCTTCGATTGGTACATCATGCTTCTCCTGAAATGTTTTAGCCGACTGACCATAGGCTACTCCGAAGTCCATGTTCTTTGCATGAACATAATCTTCATAGCTATAGTCTGCACCATAGAATCTCTCAGCTACTTGTTTGTGAAGGGATACTCCCTCGTTATAGATATTTCGCAGTTTTCTATCCTCCGAGAGTTGAGCGATAGCTCTAAGCTCAGCTTGAGAGTAGTCTGCGGATAGGATAACATTTCCTTCCGAAGCCGAGAAAAGAGATCGGATATTTGGGAGTCCCTGCTTTGGTCTTGTAATGTTTTGAAGATTAGGTCCGCGAGAACTCGACCTTCCTGTGACAGTAGTATGTAGGGAAAAACTGGTGTATATTTTTCCATTAGCTGACTCGGCACGTCCGATCAACCCTTCTATGTATGTAGATCGCTGTTTGTCTAGTTCCTTAAAATCTGCTAGATAATCTGCCCATAAGATAATGTCATTCCGCAGTTGTTCTTTATCAATATCAGGGGGATCACCACCGATAACAAATCGGCCGGCTTTTAGTTCAGTGTATACAGCTTTATCTACTGATCGTTCTTTAGCTTCTCCACGATCTATCTGATGTACTACATGCCACTTGTCGTAGACCAACTCAGCATTCTGTTGTGATGAGTTAGGATTGTAGTCTCCATCCCCAACATTCAGCCGCATATGTTCTCTGAGTCTATCTAGTTCAGGTAGTACCTCTTGCTCGTTAATATCCGCCGCTCTGTGGATATCGTAGTTCAGACCGCGGAGTTCTACCGAAATAAGTGCATTGCTATCAGGAAGTAGATAATCATTGTAATAATCAAACACATCATCATCAATAGCACGTTGTCTAAGGATCGGATAAAGTTGAGAAACCGCTGCGGCATCGAGAGCGTTGTAATAATATAGCTCGTCGGGAGTTTCGAGTGCTTCAAGCTTATCATACTCCAACTGCCTTTCGAGCCTTCTGACCGCCGCCTTCCATTTACTAACTTCGGAAGGTTCATAATAAGGCCAATTGAGTTCGTTCATTGCTAAATAGTCTAGCGAATGAACCTGTTCCTCGTCTGATCTTTCATCACATGCATAACTTAAAAGTAATGTGTCTTGATCTACTGTTGCATCAATTCGTTTATCTCTAAGATTTCTTGTATCGAACTTTCCGTTGTGCCATAGACACATAGCCTCTCGATGTTCAAGGATTGGTCTAAGGTAATCTTGGACTGAACTTGGATCGCGGAAGAAGGATTCTCCAATTGCAATCGCTTTATTTCCGTCAATACTGAATGCAATACTGACAATACTTGCCCAATGCCTAAGTCCCTTGGTTTCGATATCGACCGATAGCGGGATTCCTTCTTCCATAAATCCGGGGCTGATGAGTCTCCCGTAAAGATTACGAAGCCATTTTCTTGCTGTATCACGCTCATTAGTCCACTCTACTTCCGGTAGTTTAGGTGGAGGCAAGGGGTTAATCGCAAGTCTAAAGTCTCTTACTAGATTAGGGAATGTTGAATCATCCTTTAGGACGATTGCAGGATTGTTAGTAACAATGACTCTTTGTTTACTTCCATCACTTCTATCTCTTTCGTGTGCATATCCACGAGAGCCAGCAATACTGGCAACTCCAAGTATAGCTTTAGCTGCTTCTCCCCCTGCTGCGATAACTGTATCAGCGTTTCCGATATCAGCGTGAAGTCGATTACTGCAACACTTGATAGCTGCGTTACTTGGGCTATCTGTTGTACATAGGACTGTGTTAGTAAGAAGAGTTTCTTCTCTCTTCGTTCCATTAGTCTCCAATAGATGATTGAGTACCTTACCTGATGGACCTGAGAATGGTTCTCCACCTTTAGCTTCCTTCCAACCAGGACTTCGAGATGCTATAGCTAACTTAGCATGCGCGGGACCCACTGTGGGCAC